GGGGGGTGGACTGACAGGGGAGTCGACCGGGCGTAGCGGTGGGGTGGCGATGCGTGGTACGGTGCGCGTGGGGCGTTGGGGTGGGGTGGGTGGGCGAGGTCGGGCGCGGGGTGGGGGTGGGGGCTGGGGCGGGGTCGCGGTCGTGGTCGGGGTCGTACATAAAAGGAGAACTATGGCAACACGAATGAGCAGCAAGACAGCAAGGCCGAAGACGTTGAACCGGGGCGCTGCGGATGAGCGCGAGATCGTCAAGGATTGGGCGAGGCGCTACGCCGTACGGTATCGCGGGGATCTGTCGGTACAGATCGTGCTTGGGGATTTGCTGACGTTCCTTGCCACGCGGACGGAGCGTAACAGCAAGCGCAAGGGCGGGATGGGGCGGAAGTAGAGCGTTACACGGGAGGAGTATATGGAATCCGAGAGATTATGTGATGTACCAGCGCAGCCAACATTGCGTTGCCCTAAATGTAAACAGCCACTCCCGAAGGCTGGGGATGTTGTTTTTACGAAAGGCAAAAAAGTAATGCTGCGTATCGACCGCCTAGTTTGTGAGCCGTGCGCACTAAAGGCAGCTCCACCCGTTGCTCCCGTAGCGCGAAGACGCAAGGGGGAGCACAGCAAGGATCAGGAAACATTCCTTGGTCCAGATTGCCCGGTAATTCGGCTATGACCCCGACCTATATTTTTGCTTCAGCCCGCGCGTCATTTTGCTAACCCAAAGGATTCGATGGAACCAGTCTGGACGTACCACGCATCGCCGGGTAACCGTTGCGCATCTTTGAATCCCTTGTCAGCGAAGCTGCCAGTCTCGTAAACGATGTGCGCTTCGGTCAGTTGCACACACGAGTCATTAACGCCGGAAAGCGTACCTGCATAGATGTAGTTCATGCAGAACAACATCACCTTTTCTCCGAGCAGGGCTACTAGGCCCTCCCCCTGAACTTCAGTTACATTGACGATCTTTTTCATAAGTTCTCCTTTGTCAAAAATGGGGCCGCTCAGCGGGTGAAGTCGCTGCTCGTGCGCGGCCCCGAAACTAACTCCGTCTTGCGATAGCATGTCAGCGGGAATTCCCCATAACCAGCGCATACGCAGCCCTCGCAGCATGGCTTACTGGCCTCATGCCCTTTCAGTAGCCCGAAATATACCGCCGCAGCTTGTAAGTCACCGCCATCAACATCTCCATCGGGCCATGACTCCAGTATCCGGTTAGCGAATCCGCGAAGCGCCGCGCATTTGACACGTTCCGCCTCCAGCTTACGCTGCAACTCCAGCACGGTCGTCGCTAGTGAATCCGCCGCGCTCATTCCGCTGGCCTCAGATCGCGCAGCAGGGCATCTAGCTTGACTATGGTAGCGTTCCAGATAACGTCATCAAGTGACGTGAATCCATGCACTTTCAGGCACCGCTGCCAGTCGCCAGCAGCCATGTTGTCCTGGTGATGATGCAATTCCTCGGACACTGTTCTAAACATCGGCGCTCCTGGTGGCCGCGATGATGGCCTCTACGTCCGCATCGCTGATAAAGTCGGCGCTGTGGCCTGCTTCCTCGCGCTCCGGTATCACGAACGGACCGAACTTCGCGTCCAGTTCGGCGCGTTTCTCAATCATGATAGATCGAAAGTTAGTCAGCACGCCTTTCAAGTCTCCTATAAATTCCTCGTTTCTGTACGTCCGAATCGGCGGTATCAGCAAGCGCGGATGGTAGTTGAACACGTCCCACCACTCGCGTTCGGAGATCAGCAGGCACCCCTGAATCTGCGCCATGGCTTCCTCTGCGGCGGTTCCGGTAAGCGCCTGCTCTATCTGCGTGTGAATCAGCCGGCACTTGATCTCTAGGCCGCCATCGGTCCCAATGAGCCGATCCGGGGAACATCCCATCGTCCGGTTATCGTCCGTGATGAATCCGCCAGGTAGCGTTTCGGTGTCGGTCAGTGATTCGTAGGTGGCAATGGCCTTGTCTTCAAGTTCGACGCCTCGCGTCATCCAATCGGTTTCGGCGTTCTCTACGCGCTCCCCGGTTATCTGTTCGGCCAGCAGGCGGTAAAGGACGTAGGCGTGTGAAGCCGATAGCTTCCGCGTCTTGGGAGTCAACAACTTATGGAACTCGCTGGCCGTCGGTATGCCCAAGCGTAGCGTGTACCATTCCTCGGAGCGCTGTGGGATCGGATGGTAGATCATTTCCCCTTGCTCCCTAATCCTCGGCGCTTGGCGTTGAGCAGATTCATAGCTGGCGCGAAGTTAGCGCGGTACAGTTCCCGCACCGACTTTGCCTCGAACGTGGCAAGGAACTTAGTGCGTCCATCGTCGCCCATGCTGCACTCCGCGAACATATCTTCAATCTCCATGGCCTGCTTCTCGCTGATGTAATCGCTGGCCCGCGCCCCGTCTTTGTCCTCATCGACAAAGCGTAGATTTAGCATCAGCTTGGCGACGTACCGCATCCCATAGCTGGTGGAGCTTCCCACGGATTGCAAAGCGTTCATCGTAGTCGATCCGCTGCGCGTTGGCGTCACGTCTGGCGGTAGGTAGATGACGCCTTGCCGGGAGTGTCCCGCGACATGGGAAAGCAGCCCAAACGTTGGGATCTCGCCCTTGGCATTGGCCTCTCCAGATGAATACGTGAGCGTGAAGCCCTCGGCCTCTAGGATCGGGTCGATGATCTTCTGAATGTCATCGAACGGCGCGTACTTCGCGTTGTGTCCCTTGGCAGTCTTCTTGAATGCCGGGAAGCGGAGCCGCGAGAAAGCTGCCGTAAACTGCTGCTCGGCCTGCCATTTAGTGATGCGCTCCATCCCGTCAAGCAGAGCCTTGAGGTTCTCCGCTCCCGCCGTGGGATTCGCGGTAATGACCTTCATCAACTGTGCGGCCATGTCCGGGCGCTCCATTGGCATAACGCCGTGCTCATCTTCCCGTAGTGCTGGTAGCGTGCTCATTTCCCCATCTCCCTGTCCTTGCGCGCGTCCAGTCGCGCGTCAATGTCGCACCGAAGGGAACACGAACAATCCTCGTCGCCCCAATAGGCGCAATCGCTGGCATGGCCCGGCAGATCGCGCGGCGGGATCTCCATCAGCGGCTCATCCATCAGGCTGCGCTCGTAGGCTTCGTCCGCGTCCCACTCCGGCGCTGGCGTCTCGATTGGTTCGGAAATGCCGTTACTGAATCCCATTATGTGATCTCCTGTTCGTTCCGTGCGTCCGATACTGGCCACACGCACAATCCAGCGATAGCCTTTCTTGCGATCTCTCCAGCATAGAAAGACCCTGACTGAATTCCGGCACTGTAGTAATCGCCATTGTTTTGGCAACCCCAATGAGAACCATCGTTATCAGTCAACCCTTCGTCGGATATTTTGCGTAGGGCGGCCAAAAGAACTAGGATATATTCAACCTGGGATCGCTGTAGCCCAGGAGGCAAGAGTTTGAAATCTTCCTCCAGTTTGGCTTGGAATTTATCGAGATCCACTAAGCCAAGGACTCCACAATCACAAGGGCCAACTGGTAATGCCGGGAGATTGTGCAAAGAGCAATCCGAGGCATGCCCAAAGTAAGGCGGCTTCACATCTGACGACATCTTTCGCTTCATACCTTCTCCCTTTGTGCTTTGTACTCGTTGTGCCGAATCACTTGCCAGTCATCCGCATCAGCCGATGCGTTCAGCCAGTCCGCGATCTGGCGTTTGAGGCACGGTTGCAGCCACACGATGACGATGGCGCACAGCTCACCGACCACGATTAAGGCCAACGCGCCGTTCATACTTCTCGTTCCCTTTGCCCCTGCTCCCAGGCCTTGTTCATCTGGCGGATGCGGTAAATCCAGACCGCCCACCAGATCGGCAGCGCGACCACGATGGCAACGACGGCGTAGAGCATGATGTCGAGCACGAGGGTCATTCTACCTCCGTCATGCGAATGTAGCCTAACCACTGAAAGGTAGCGTCACTATCTATTTCGGCAATCGGAATGGATACTTTTATTTTCCAGCCAGACTTCGTTCGCGTTACCACATTCGTGCACCCCGGACTTCTGAAAAAGCCTCCTCTGGGATAGGCCCATACATGATGCTCGTAACTGCCAGCACCACCAATGCAAGCCGATTCGCCGATCCGAATGGTTTTTGGGTCAACCTGAACTATATTGCTTTTGAAAATCTGATTTCCTTTTATGCGGTCATCGGCCATTGCCGCAAACGCCAATGCCAGCCCCAATGCAACCCTCATGCTTCCACCTCCTCGGCGCGGAATACTTCGGCGGCTTGTCCAATTGCGCTGTGACACAGCTTGATGGCGCGCTCCAAATTGAACTTGATGCTATAGGCCGTGGCATCTCCATCACACATTACGTCTTGGCATTCCTCAGCCCGCGACTTGATCTGCTCTAGCGTGTCCATCAGTGCTTGGTAGCGTTCCGTGTCCATGGCCTACAATAGCACATCTTTTGCTATTTGCAAATTGTTTTTTTCTGTGCTAGAGTAAAAAATATGGCACCCACTAAAAAGCCTCTCTTTGAGGATGAACCGAAGCGCCTCACGTTCTGGATTGTGGAATCCGTGGCAAAGCAGCTCAAAAGAAACGCTAAGGCCAAGCGCCAGAAGTTCCCCGTATATTTGGCGAACTTGGTGCAAATCGGGATGCGGGCAGAGAGGGGTAAATGAGTAATGGAGGGCAGCATGGTAGAGGGAAATTTCATTGGGCCACGTGTATTGATAGTTGTAGTTCTGATCTTGGGCTGCTTAGGTTTGGCTTATGCTTGGCGTAAACCCTCATTACAGCCGTCCGCGTTACGGACTTCAGCGGAGAGCGTTGCTGGTGATTTTCGATGGTGGTTCGGTGCCATCGCTGCAATTTGGTTATACACAATCGGCATGAATGCATTGACGGAGATCCGCCGCAATAACGAAATCGTGGCATTGCGGAATGATGTTCAATCAATTGCCAATGTAATAGATCGAGGTGTTATGCCTCGGCACCTTACTAAAGGGCAGCAATCTCAAATCAGTAGTTTTTTGTTGCGCTTTCCGCCACAGAAAGTGAGGTTCAACCTCGTTCGCGGAGAAGAAGCAGGCAGTTACCGCTCAGATATTCAGCAGGCACTTGAAAAAGGCGGGTGGAGCGTTGCGAAGATTGATTATATTGATTCGGCGACTCCATACGAGGGGCTGAGAATTGATTTTACGCAGACGATGGATCATTCTCAACAACAAGAAGATCCAAGGAATCCAAAGCCAGATCGCGTGCTATTGATGGCTCTCGGTTTGGCTGGAGTCAGGCTTAATAGTAGCGGAGGGGGGAGTGGAATCAATGTTACTGAAGATTCTCTCGTGATAACGATTGGGCCTCCCCGCAGGGATTCATACCAACTTACTCCGCCACCTGGATTGCCTTTTTGACATTTCTCATTGGAGGCACAGTGACCACTTGTTTAAGCAGTTTCTCGAACCGCCGATACTCAGGCGGTTTTCTGCCCTTGAGTTTTCTTTTTTCCTCGGCCTTGTCGTTTGGTTTTGACATCCGAGCTACCCCCTCACCTGATTGTAGGTTAGGCGCTTTCCAGCTACGCATCCGAGCACTTTGGCGAACCGTTGAGCATAGCGTATTATACTGCTGGAATTTCTCCGCCCCCGTATGGTCACTCTTGCCGGTGGTGTGGTAACTGCGTACAGCGGGCCAAGGGTGAAGCCCGTGCCGCTCTGCGTCCCGCTACTTCACCCGAAAGCGAACAGAGCTAGTCGCCTGATTGCCCGCCGCGTCGAATGCCTGCGCCGAGAGCATGTGCCATGCGGTCAGCCGACCAAACTGGTAGGGCAGGCTCCACGGCGCCGCTGTGACCGTCCCGATGGGCGTCCCGTCGAGACTCCAGACCACCCGCACCACAGCGATATTGTCGGCAACGTCAGCGCGGAGTAGGGCCGTCCTACTGATGGTGCCGTTGTTACGCGGAGCCGTGATCTGAACCGTGGGTGATTGAACATCTTGGCAAGAAAATGCCACTGCCTCAGAATCTTTAACGATGCCCGTTTCCACGATGACAGTTGGGAGCATTACGCAGCCGGGAAAGGCTGCTGTAATACTTCCGCTCCAGACTGGTCCTTGCAATACCATCTCATAGCGCCCTTGCGCGTTGGTCTGGACCATGCCACCAGGGGCGAAAGTGACCGTGGCATTGGGCAGCGGGACTTGCAGCAGCAGCCCCAAAATCCAAATCATCGGAGCACCACCGCGCCGGAAATCTTAACGCTGCCGCTAGTTGTGCCGCCACTATTCCCAGGAGTGCTTGCATACCACCGAAGATTAGTAGCCTTAATGCCAGTAATTAAATCTCCGTAAGGCTTAACCGCAGACCCATCGGGAATATCATCCGTCCCGCAGGTATATGCTGCAATTGGAGCACTACAAGTAACTGCTCCCGAGGCGGGCTCTACTCCGTCGTAGGCGTTGTCGAGTAAATCAACCAAGCCGTAATTTCCGCCCTCGCCTTGATTGTCGTGGAATTCCCACCACTTCATCCCAACAATGGGCTTGTTCCCGGTGGCTGTAACTGTCGCAGCCACTTCTAACGCAATATCTGCGTCATAAATTGCTGCTCTGCCCACTTGGGTTGTTGAGCACCATACGCAGGGAGAAGGATTCGGAACCAGCCCCATGGCTGAATCAGGATTAGATTTCAAAATCTCATAACTCACAATTGGATGATCCCCAAGTGCATTTGCTGTGTAATCCAATTGCTGTTGCACCGTGGACGATGACTGCGACTGCTGTAGCTGTACCTGTGTGATATCCATGTATTCGCCCATGGCCTGCAAAATTTGGGATCGCGTAACGCCATCTGATCCAAGAGTAGCGGGGCCAAAGACTAACACTCCAGGGGCGTACATCGTCAAAGCAGTTTTGTAAACACTGGCGTACTGCACCGACATGGCATACAGATAATCGTTCAAATCTGTTTGCATCGCAGCGGTTTCCCCTGCGAGTGTCGTACCATTCCCGATCCATGAGTTTCTGCCATCTTCATCTAAAAACCCTGTTCCAGATCCCCACCCGCCGCCTGTACTGCCAAACGTTGTATAGGTGGAGCCCCAAGCAGTATTTAAAGATCCGATTGTTCCGTACCGACCAGTAAGAAATGTAACCAGTTGGGATTTTGCATACACCGTAGTATCTGTATAAGTAACACTAAAAGCCGAGTTCGAGGCTTGGGTAGGCGCGGTAATCAGTGCAATCCACCCTAAGTGCGGGTGAGGAGAAAATGGATTAAGATCCGGCCCGGGACCAAATCCGAATAAATCATCCCGATCATCCGTTGTAGTGCCTAAATACCAAGCCGAGGAAAACATACCCGTTAGCCCGGTTACGTTGGCCGCGAGATTACCATTAACGTAAGAAGAGAAGGCAGAGTCAAACACGTCTGGAAAGATGCGACTCCCTGGGTTGTAGTACGTAGGGTTGCAGCCATTGTAGATATTTTTAACTGGACGCACTCCCACCCCGTAGCGGTTCGACATCGAATCCCGACTCGCATTAATGATCCCCATGGAGGGAATCTTGTTCCATGTTCGGTAATCAGAGTATTCGGAAACAGAGTTGAAATTCCACGCCTTCAGCCGCGCCGCCTGTGCTGTCCCCCATGTGTCCATGTCTCCGTACTTGGTAATGATTCGCTCGTAGTACGTCTGAGCTGCGCCTGTGTTGCTGAAACTAACGTTAGTGTGGAACACCCCGAGCATATAGTACGTGTTGCCAAGCGGCGTACACATATGCCAACGTACCCCGGTTTTTTCTGTATAGAAGTGAGTCTGCGCGCCTCCGGAGCATGGCTGTGTGGTATCGCCACCGTAGGTGTCGAGGCCAAAAGCAAAAGAAGCCAGAAGCGAAAGAAGTGTTAGGATTTTCATTTGAAATTACCCACCGTAGCGCCCCAACTGTATGTGCTAGGATCATTGTCAGACATCGCAGCCGTAATGCCTGTTTGAGCACTTCCGAATTGCCGGTCTTCGCACATCATGTCAGCGTTCCCGGACGCCGCCGAACGGCCCCGTTCCGTGCCAGCAGATCCTCCAATATTGCCAACCGAAAACGGTACTGAACCATCAAGGGTTGAGCAAAAGATCGTTAGCCCTGCTGCCGAGGTGTTAAAGGATGTGCTTGTAATAGAATTCGCACCAGGACCAGCTGTATCTGTCACTTGAGAATCAAAACTTGCCGCTGCTCCAGTATGGGAGTAATGCAGCACTGTCATGGACTGAAATGTGGTAGACGAGGTTGGTGTTACCGTGAATGTGATAGATCCAGAACAAGTGCTCAGAACGTAAGCCATCTGGAAATAGGCCACCCCAACCCACACCGTTCCGGTCAATTCCGTGAACGTATCGCCACAGCTATTGGAAAACGTTGGGGAGCTTGTAATCACGCCACGCCACGCCACGACCGCAAAATCTCCCGCACTCAGAGTTAGCGCTGGACTAGTAATGGATGCAAGAGAGCTAGCATTGACGGCAACATAAGTATAGTCAACAAACGTGTAGGTAGAAGCTCCTGAGCTGCCAGTAGAAAACAACATTTGAGTTGTTCCTGACTGGCTAAAGCACAGAGGAGCCAACAGACACAAAACAAAACTTAACAATACTCGTTTCATCTTAGGTAAGCCCCACTCCGTTGATGATCCACCGTGTACTAGTAACCTTGCAAGCTGTCGCTACGCCATTCTCCGCGAGTGTCCGAGATCCCGTTGTGCCTGCTCCAGCCAAAACTAGGGTGTCGCTGGTAATTGCAATGGTCACAGTATTTTGATCGTTGATAAATGTGATGCACGTCCCCACGACATAGGCCACGTTGGCATTTGAGTCAATCGTGAACGTCCTGGCATTGTCATCCGTCGTCGGATGGTAGATCATCTTTCCAGCGTCTCCCAAGACCGTTGTGTAGGCCGCTGATTGAGAATTCTGTGTGAGTGGCACATAAGCGCATGTCCCAACAGCCCCGGCACTAATAGCCGTTACCACAGTTGGAGCCGTGCAGCTTGTCGTGGTGATATTCAGATCCGCGCTGACGACTGCGCCCCATGATGGATTACCAGCAGCGTTTCCGTGCGCAACTGTAGTCGTCGTCCCTTGATTAGCAAACTGCGCACTCGCCAATGTCAGGTTTGACCATGTCCAACTAGAGACATTAGCCGTCGGGGCCGGGAACAGCATCACCTGATTCGCCGCAGGTACGGCATTGGGAGACACCAGCCGTACGCTGGTAGTCATCGTCGTCGGCGCGCCCCAGCCGAAAACATTCGCGCCAACAGCCGGCGCTGTGCCTTGACCTAGATCAATGGCGCCCGCAACGGAACCACCCACTCCGCTGGAGACCGTACCGGGAGTCGAAATATTCCCGCTGGCGTCCATGGTAGCGGTTGCTGCTGGCGTCTGAACGGCCTTAGCACCACCCCCGGTCATAAGTGCGGTTGAGGTTAAGGTTCCCGCAGCCGTTGCACAAGTCGCACAAGCGATAGTACCCGTATCCGTGAAAGTACCTCCGGTAATTGGCGATGTAGTCGCTACGGAGGTGACGGTTCCGGCCCCGCCGCCGCCTGTCATCGCCGTCCATGTGTTCGTAGCTGAACAATAGTATGGGCCTACCGTGGCCGACGTTTTGAAGTACACATCGCCTGTGTTCGGGTTACAGGTCGCAGGGAGCGAGGAAGCATACACAATCCGTCGCGCCGTCGAAGAAAACTGAGCGTGTGCGGGAATAGAGCAAATTACAAATAAGATAGCGAGTGATAGTTTTCGCATGGGCTGGCCCTCCGTCAGCGCGTAAAGTAAATGAACTGGACCCCGTTGCCGTTGGTTGCCCCGTCAATCCAGATTTCGTAAAGGTCATAGCCGTTGATATCGGAAACAGGCCACGTCACGGCAGAATCTCCGACAAGCATAGACAGCCCGCTTGTCGCAGATACCGTTGAGCCACCGATATAAACGGCATTGGTATTGGCCGCAAGCGGCTGGAAGGTGATCCATGCCGCGATTTTGTGAACCGAAGAAAGACGCTCTCGCGTACCAGAAGCGGCCACTGTTTTATTGCCATCGTAAATCATTCTAGAAATCTCCTTCGGGAAGTACTTGCCATCGTGGATTCTCTGCTCTGCGGCGAGCCTCTCGTTTTCGCCAAAATTCACGCGCTTTTTGTGGGTCTTTGTATGGCATGGGCTAGGACTCTTTTACAACGAGCCTCGGTGGTTCTTGTCCCGATGCTTTTCTTCCGGCTGAACTGGTATTCATACCTAGATTCATGTTCTGTTGCATCTGCAATCGTTCCGGAATTGTCCCAGCAGGTGCTTCTCCAACATTCGGAATGCTTAGCTTTTCTAGGAGCGTCCAAATGTCACACCAGCCAGCCCGTGCCAGTTGAAGGTACTTCATCTGCTCGTCAATCTGCGAAGACACAAGCTGCGATCCAGGGGCAACATGGTAGGTGAACTGCCGCATGACTTCCCGCGCACGCTCGTAGCGTGGCAGTGGGCCACGCATCAGTGCATCGGCAGTTGGGATACCGCGCTCATCGTAGTCGTTGTTATGCACAAACGCCGGGATCATTGACCCTGGGTCAAAATCGAAGTCCTCAAAGGTCGCCCCGCTTGACCCAAGAATCTGAATGCGCTTCGGTAAGGAATAGAACTGCGCGAAGTTGTAGGCGGTTATCATGCCAAACTCGCGCATGAACGCTTCGATGGCCCTGGAGCGTCCGCGTACAATCGGCGTCATTGACTCGCCAATTTTCTCAATTGTGCTAGCCGATGGAATCTGTTGGAGCCGCATCATCTGGCTCATGTCGCGCACGCCAGAGAGGTTGTCCATGGCGTCTTTGTAGAGTTCGATGGAACGGAACACCGCATCCGGCAACGCAGGCGGGTAGCTGATCTGAATGCCCTTCCCCATGGCAGGGTTTTGCTGGAGCTTAAGCCCAGCCTTGCGGGTATCAATCTTATCCATCGCGTGCCGCGACGTGGAGTTCTTGTCTGCGATCAGATCCGGCCGCGCCAACTTCTCCATGTAGTCTTCGAGGACACGCAAAGACTTATCCAGTGACCGCTGAAGCGGAATGAGATCCCAAAGCGGAGCCTTGCCAAGCCACGTCCAGGGCCACGGGTCCAGCGACAGCTTGCAATAAGGGAACAGTCCGTGCCAGTAGATCGACGGTCCATCGTAGAGGATTACACTTTTCGTGAAGACGATACAGCGCTTACGGGGGTAAAGGAGATCCCCCTTCTTGACGATGTAAGACCAGTTGTTAGCAGGCTCACCGGCTTCCGTTTGCTCTCCCATGACGCGCGGAATGTTGCTCTCATGGCGGCGGTCATCATCCACGTACATCGTGTACACGTCTGCCGTGGGGATGCGCGGCATGTCCCGCGATGGTTGGTCCTCCCCGAACAAACGGCGGCGGAACGGCGAAGACATCTGTTCCAGAATCTTGCCGGCGCGGGTATTTTTCAGTGACGTTACATTGCCGTCCCGATCAGGGGATACGCGATCCGCCTTGTGGCCATAGCGGGAGCGGAGATAGTTGATTGTCCGCATCCTGCGGGCAACCACCCCCATCGCATCCTGGACGGTGTGCATGGAGTTCGGGCGGATCGGAAGTACGTCGCGCGGATCTTCGGAGCTGATATCCAGGTCATCCCATGATTCGTTGTAGAACGGGTGAACCCAGCCAGTTCCGCCAACTAGGTAATACTTTACGGCCTCGCTGAACTTCATGTCGATGCCGCGCTGCGTGTACCAAGCGCTTGATAGCTTCCCGAAGATTTCCGCGCTTTGCTCGAAGCGCTTATTGTAGGTCTTGAACTCCCAGAACGGCTTTACATCCGTCAGCAGGGCCGCTTGATCGTTGGCAATCTTTCCGAAGTGGTTGCTGGATGTGGTTGATAGGGTTGAAGATTTAAGGGTTTCGTTCTTCCCCATGATAGTCTTGATCGACGTGTCAATCTTGTCGAATCCATCTTGGGACCGCACATACCCATCCCCTTCCTCGACGGCTTCCAGGCACCATCCAAGCGTGCGGAACTCACTGTCGTTCGGGTAAGCCGGGATGGGAGGGGCGCTCATGCTCTGCCGTGGCCTCTCTCTGGTAGGCGTCCATCGCCATCGAAGCTCTTGCCGGAGCCGCGATCAAACCAGCGGCGCTCACTCAGTACCTTGGCCTGCTTCTCAAACTTGGCGTAGTCCTGATCGGTACGCAATTCCCGGCGTACATAGCCCTGTTGCTGGTAGCGCACGGGCATAGGCGCTGTGCTCAGACCGGGGTACTTGATGTCGCCGGTGCCGGGATGCTCCCAAACAACAGCAGTTTCGTCCTTGGCAAAGGCTACCGCGCCTTGGCGCTTGGGAAGGAAGACCATCGTGGAATGGTCTTTGTGCTCCGGGCACGGTAGCCAGTCGAAGCCGTCTTGTGACTTGGCCTCAAAGAAATGTCCTCGTGGGCACTCAAAGTCGTGAATCGGCATATTTTATCTCAACCCGCAATAGCTTTCAGACCATTGTGTGACCATCGTTTGCAGCCACGTCTTGAAATCGGCGGCTTTCGGTGCCCGCGTCCGCAGACGTTCCAATAGGTTCGGCGCGAACGTGATTGTTAATCCGTTGATGGTGACGGTAAGGTTGTTCCGCAGCACTGCCAGAACGGATGCGGGCTTGTCCATGTTGCGGCCCAGAATAGATTCCAGTTCGCGTCGCTGCTGGTCGTTGAAATACAAAGGTTTAGTAGCATTGTAGGTAACGCATTCGCGTAGGCGGCTGGCTAGGAGTTCTTCGAGTTCGACGCCGTATTCAGAGGCTTCTTTTTCGTAGTCGGCGCGAACCTTGGCGGGGAGTGTGAGGGTAATCCGCAAATCTACCGCTGCGGGCGCGGCTGGTGCAATTGTCGCCATTGCCTAAAGATACACGGAAAGGCAATACGAATACAAGGGGTAGTGGTTGTTTGGTAATACCACTACAGGTTGTGGTTACTGAGGCGGAGGAGGAATCGGAAGCATACCGAAGGCTTCTTGGAAGGACTGTAATGGAGTTGGCACTTCTCCAAACAGACTTTCCCCTCCCATGGCAAATTGAGCATCCTGCGAATACTGATGGACTGCCTGCCGTAGCTGCGTCATCGGCATTTTCTGAAGCGCCTTGGCCATAGACACCACGTCAGGAGGGTATTGCTCCCCGCCAAATAACCCGTTTTGCTTTACAAAATCATCAAGCGTCTTGGCGTTATGAAGTTTGGCCTGTTCAAGCAAGTCGAGTGAGTCTTGAATCTTGGGCGTTAAATTCCATTCCGGGTATCCTTCTACCCGTGCCAGTGGCGCGGCAATGTGCTCCAGCCTGTTTCGTACTAATGCTGGCATACGATCCATTTGCGCTGGATCTCTGAAGAACCGTCCCACTAGCAGCTTGGAAATTCGCTCTCGTCCTGCATCCGTCAACGCATCACCGGAAGCATATCCGGCGCGTTCCTGTGGTGTGATAACGCCATCTGCGATCAGACGATTAAGAACTTCTGCCCCAGGCTTCCCATTGAGAATGTCTGATAGCGTAGATGCTCCACCCTCCGCCTCCAATCGCGCCGCCACATGATCGAGTGTTCCTTGGGAAACACGTCTGGAATCAGCGATAGAACGTTCAGCGGGGCGTAACGATGCTGTCCCGGTTTTGTTTAAGTCAGTGATGGAAGCCTGCGCCTTGGAGGAATTGGCAACCGCTTCATCCGCTACTTCCCGAACCAAAACAGGTTGCTTCATTAACCTAACTTGCTTGGGGTCAATGCCGAATTGTGCGGCCTTCTGTTCCAGAAGTGACTTGTACTCCTCAGCTCCCTTGGGATGATATTTGTACACTCTCTGCAACATCATGCCCCTGCCATTACCCCCTAGCGCATTGCCTGCGCTGTCAATAACTACAGGGCCATTCGTGGCATCTGGATTGTCCGTAATGTGGTAACGTGAATCCCAGAACTCCGGGGAAGCATTATTCAGCACCTTGGCTTGGTTGTCAGGGTTACGATAGTCCCGATCATTCACCAAAGTATAGTGGGGGTTCTTTTGGAACGTGATCCCACTATGCGACGTTTGAATATCGTCTAGTTCACGTAACGCATACTTGGCGGGGAGGGAAGTTTTTTCTCCGGGGATTTTGACGCTTGTTGTCGCGCCAATTGTTGGCGCTTCTGTTCCAGTCGGTCTTTGAATCGGCGAACTTGCTCCGCTTTGTCCTGCTTGTGCTGTGGATTGTTCAACATTGGTTGCTCCTGCCCCCGTACTAGGGGGCGTTACTTTTGGGCCAGTACCACCAGCAGGAGGCGGGGTCATCCCCATCTCGGCGGCCAAGTGCTTTCTGAATTCCTCGAAGGATCGGCTACGCGATCCGCTCTGTGGACGATAACCTAGCTTCCGCTGTACCGTAGCCAATTCATCATCAGTCATCTTCAGCACGTCTGCTGCCGTTTTATTCCCGCCTGCTGAACTTTTCAGGAAATTGGCAATCTTAGTGTCTTTCGCTAAGGCTTCGGAATGTCCGATGTCTGCCTGCTTAGTATAGTGCTCTCGGCGGTGTTCTGGTACATGGCCTGGAGCTTGCGGAACAGGGCCATAACCAGCAGTAGAAGAGGGCGAAGACGCTGCGGGGGGAGTAGCCGCTGGAGCAGCCGACTGACCGGGAGGCGGCGGCATCTGTTTAGCATAAAGGGAATCCACAGCCTGAGCTGATTTAGGGTCAAGAGATGCGTACTTCCCCTTCCCTAAGCTCTTGGCGATCTCGTCTTTGGTAAAGATTTGCGGGCCTACTTCGGCGGTTGCTCCAGACGCTCCCGGTGGAGGCGGTGGCCAAGGAGAATGAGTCAATGCCCCAGCAGCACGCGGCGGAGCCATCGGTACATTCACCGTACCGCTAATCTTAAAATAATCACTTGGTTTCGATTGCGGAGGGGGCGGAACAGTTGCCTTTCGTCCTGCCGTAGCCGTGCTGGATGCAGGATCAAATTTAGGAGCCGGAGTGGTAGCGGTAGACTTACCCGCCCGTTCCCCTAGCAGTTTTCTGAACCATCCCGTTCCATGTTCCTGCATGGCTTCGGCGATTTCAGGAGATAGCTTAGTCCCAACGGCGATAGATGTTGCGAATCCAAGCGGATGCGCGATATAGGCGGGAAGCCCAATTTTCCCCGCTGCCCAATCAACGGCTGCGCCAGATCCAACAGTGGCCGCAAGGTTACGGGCACGCTGCGCTAACGTACCAATTGCCGCCCCAGCGGGAACCGCCAACCCAGCGCCTTCATCTGGTAGGTACTCCGCAATATCACCAATGCCAGTAGCAATCTTGCCAAGCGTGCTATCAGGGCCTACCGTCTCAGCAAAGGACTTATGCGGCCCCGCTGACGGAACTCCCCATGGCGCTTTCGTGGGAGTTTCAATGACATTTGGCCGCGCTACTGGCGCTGGCGAAAAGTCATCGTAACTGCCGGGATGCTTCGCTTGGATTTTCAGGCCAAGCTCATCATCGGGGATGTCGGCGTATTCAGGGTACTTAGATTTAACCTGTCGCCCAAGATCAGCTACTGTAGGCATTATCGAATACCTAGCGGGTCCTTTTTCGCGTCAGAGTCCTGGCCGGGGGGTGGAGGAACAACACCAGTTTTTCTCCCGTCCTCCATTGCCGATGTACGCGCTTCCTTTAGTCGATCCTCAAGCTGCGTCAACTTTTCGTAGATCAGCTTAGGGCTATCAATCCAGACGTTCGGCGTATGCTCTAACCCTTTTTCGAGCACGTTATGGGCTCGGCTCATGCCCTTGATGAGTTGCCCTGCCGATTGGAGTCCGGTGAAGCTGAGTTCCGCAATGTCGTTTGCAAGTTGCCCATCTCCACCAGCGGCACCAGTCTTATACTGGATTCTCGCCTTGGTGAAGTACCCGCGCCGATCATCATTCTTCGCTTTTTCCAGACGTGCCTTTAGACCGCGAATGGATTTCAGTCGAGGATCAATCTCCGAGATCAGCTTTTGGAACGGCGGGGCTAGGGGAATAGGGATTTCCTGATTATGTTCCGCTAAATACTGCTTCACCGCGCCAGCCGTCCGAGCATCAGCAGGTAACGGTAACTCACCCTTGGCCACTTGCTCAGCGGTCATCTTGACAGCAGCGGGGAAACTATCACTCGGCACAGCCGCGCCTCTCGCGCCTTGCGCTCGGCCACCGCCACCGCCAGATGGCCCTGCGCCCTTTCTGGTACTTGTAACCGTATCCGGCAGGCCGGGAGTATGCTGCACGGAAGTAGTAGGATCACCAACCCCCAATGCTCCAGGAATTGCAGTTGGCGCTTGCCCTGCCGCGATCTGCGCTGCTGAGGCAATACCTTTGCCGCCCCCCTGAAGATCGTAGGGCTTCGGAATAGCCAGCGGAGGCGGAACGATCCCCTCAAGCACTTGGCCCGGAGCGCCATAGCGATTCCCCAAGACGGCCTGACTTTTGTCATTCATCATGACTGGCTGGCTAGGCGAAGTTGGCGAATACCTGCGCTGTCCTGCTACGATCTGTGTCTTACTGAACCCATCAGCGGGCAATGGGACAACGGTTCCGTCATCATTCACATAGGCCGCATTTGGATCAATCGCCAGAATCTCTTTATTGCTCGTGACGCCAGCCAGAGTAATCGGGCGATTCATGGCAGCGGAGGTTCCGGCTAAGTTCCGACCCGTCTTAATTTCCGCCCGTTCAGCGGGGGTGAGGGAATCCCAAACACTCTTTTTCGTGACGGGGTCAATCTCTCCCTGTAGTTCCTTGATGTCCTGATTGATCTGCTGCTTTTGGAAGTCGCTTAGCGCGCGGCGCTCCTTGCCCATGGCGTCATATTGAGCGCCATACTGAGCCTTATAGCGTTCCTGTTCTTCCCCTAGCTTCAGATTCATAGCACGTCTAGGATCAACAGCTTGCCACTCATCAGGACTGCCCAAAAACGGCGCTGTGCCACCAACCGCTAGTTGCGCCGTTGGGACTGATTGCTGTCCCGGAGGCGCGGGCGGAGGCCCCGCGATGGGCGCTATCGTCTGCGGATTGCCTTGTGGCTGATCGGTCGCGCGGCTTGCTGGCCCTTGCGTCGGAAGCGAGAACTGAGGCTCGGATTGCTGCATCCGTGGAGGCGGTTCCGCAGGAGCTAGTGTAGGCGCTTGCGGCTTGGGTTGTGCCTGCTGGCGACGCTGATACTCAAGCATCGGACCCTGAAGATCGAACTTCTTCGCATCGAACTTCATCGTCGGCGTCGAAGCAATCTGAAACGCGAGGTTATGGTAGTGCTGTGCTACCTGTGGATCGGCACCTGTGTTATCGGCAAGCTGTTGCGCCATCTTGAGCATAGCGCTGTGAGTGTTGGCTTTGTCCTGCAAGTCGAGAAGATTCTTCTCATGCAGGCGTTGCCCGATTGCTCCGATGACTCCAAATGCTCCCATAAAAAAGGTCCTTTATTGCGTCTGCGATCCGTTAAGACCCCATCCGCCGCCGCCGCCAGCCGTTCCGCCGCCGAAAATCTTGCCCCAATTGACGGAGTTGAGGATGTCGAACAAGCCGCCACCGAGAGCGCCACCCTGTTGCGCCCCCATTTGCTGTTGCGGGTACATCTGGCCTAACAAGGTTGAACCGGCTTGGTTTGTGGTTCCAAGCAGTGAATTCCCAAGATTTCCGGTCATTGAGCCAATCGTCGGGAGCGCTTGCGCCGCTTGATTGCGGGCATTTGAGATGAGATTCGTCGTCATCCCTGAAAGCTGAAATGGAGCATTTGCCATCGTGGATGCCCTGCCGCCACCCATCGGAGCGAAAGTGTTGACTTGCCGTTGTGCATTCGTATAGCCGCTTCGGAGCGCGTTGAGTTCAGGAGCAATAGCCTGCCCTACCGAGGCCGGATTCCCCGAAAGAATGCTGGTGTAGTAGTCGATGGCCGGGTTGAATGCGCGGCTGGAGTTTGCCAGCATCCCCGTAGCGCCCTGTGACGCTGCGCCTTGCGTGTTGATGAGCTGATTGTAGGTGCCCCCTACCTGTCCATGGGCAGGTCCTTGTGCTTTAGACCCACTGCCGCCACCAAATAAGCCCCCGACCAGGCTACCGATAGCCGGAATTGCTGGAGCGAGAAAACCCATTAGACCTCCTTACCCCAGAACTCTCCGAGGCGTTCAAATCCGGCTAACTGGACGATTCGATTCATTTTCTCATCCTGTGTATAACAATAAACCGAAAGCCCTTGTTTGTCCAATAGCATAGGCGTCTCCAGGGTTTCCTGAAGCGACAGGAAATTTACGTAAGGGTCTTCGATGACTAGCGGCTCCATGTGGATTACCATTTGCAGGAATAAGACGCCCTTGATTTCACCATCCTTCTCGGCAACCGCCGCCGCCGCCAGCCTTTGATCGGGAACTGCCTTACCCTGCCGCGCCATGATCGGATCTAGTCGATACCATTCCTCAGCGGGGAGGATGCGATACGTCATGCTGGCCCCTGCCATAATGCAGATAGCGTTGAATTGGAAGGGTTTACATAGCTTGTTCCGGCCCCGCCATCTTTGACGATCAGGAGGCGGCAGTTCTCTCCGCCCTTGGCGGTCACCTGCCAGGTCTGGTGAAACATCACCATGGCGTCCGCCGCTGAGCTAGTTTGCGCGGTATGGCTTGACTGAACCGTGGACCCTACGGCCAGCGTGAGCGTGAATATCTGCCCGTTGTCGCTTATGATGTTGAGCGCCACCGCAGCCGTCAGAAGCCAGTTTCCCGGCCTTGTGAGCGTCACCTGAACCCCGATGCCACTTGCGGGCTTAGTGGACCCATCCGGCACCGTGACGGACGTTCCAGCCCCCTTCCCGAACACGCTGGCGGGTCCATAGTTACTTCGGATGTCGTACAGGTGGTCGATGATCTGCCGATTCGCGGTATCCTGCTCGGCATTGCCTGTCGGCTTCGGTCTGAATTGGCGGTCAATCATTAGCTTCCAGTGCGCTCCAAAGGTTCATCGTAGGCGATCAGGTCCGGGTCATTCGTAACCGGAACCGGGATACAGGTTTCAGGCGGCGCTGGCGGATCTGGAGGATCGTCTGGCATCAGCTTCCATCCCTTTCATTAGGCTCATTGTAAGCGATTAGGCCAAACTCAGTACCTACCGGGAATGTTTCGCAGAACGGCGGGGGTGAAATGGAAATAGTTAATGGACAAGGCGCACCTACGCTTGCTGTAAAGCCCAAAGAATCCGTTACGGTTACCGTGTATGAATAAGATCCCGCTACTAGCGGAATCCCACTAATCACGCCCGTAGCAGAATCCAGCGTGACCCCAGAAGGGAATGCCCCTGAAGTAACTGCATAAGTATATGGTGGCGTGCCTCCCGTAGCAACAATCGTGGCTGAGAAAAACTCACCAAGAATTCCGGTATTGGCAACTGGACACGTAATAGCAAGCGTGAGATCAACAAGCGTGACCCCAAGAAGCGCCATGCCCCCAGAGGGGATCCCCCCTACATCTCGCACATCTTGTACTTGAGCGAAATAGTCTCCATCCGCCACAGCGAACATATCCAAAATAGCAGCGGCACCATTGCGGGCATCATTCGTTACTGACCATGCTGGATCTTGAATGAACCCATAATTAGATCGTAATGTAAACCCATTGAGAGCAGTCCATGTAACAGAATCATCGGTCCCATCTGTAGCATTCGCAGCAAATGCAAACAGATACGTTCCAGCAGGCACTCCGATCAAAGATTCCGTACTGAAAACATCTACCGCTACATCGTCAAACACAGCAACGGAGTAAGCTGATGGAGCTTGCCCTGTAATAACACGCTCCGCAACGCCAATTGCAGTTGGCTGATAGACAACTCCAGTATACGGACCGGGCAAGGAAGCTCGAACGATGAAGGCTTCTCCCGTTGGTGGAAGCACAGCAACAATACAGGTATAAAGCGCTACAACGCATTGGTTGGCTGATGATCCCCCAATAGGGCTGATCCCCTGCATGGTGTAAACATTCCCATAATCGTCATACACCGTCGGAGTGACAACATGAGATTGCTGACTCACGCCAATACAAAGAAGCGAATCGACCAAAGGAAGATACGGCATCGTTGCACAAATCGGGCGATTCGTTGCTCCTATGTAATATGGGGCCTCAAACCCTCCTTCATCCCCAGGACTGGAAGTAAAGCCACATCCAGGGCGCATTTGGTACTGTTCCGTTGTTCCTCCAGGTCTTGAAAGTGGCCTGGAAAATACAGCGGTAATCATTGGAGACTGACCAGCGTATGTTAGGCCAAGATCGTTTCCAATACGAGTATTTTCAACTCCTGGTCCAGTCGCGGCTCGATAAAATAGAGCCATGGATTGAGCAGGGGATGATCCGCTTCTGAATACTTCAGTGTCTCCGCTATATGAAGTGAAGCTGACTGCCCCAAATGATCCCACAGCTCCAGCAAAGGTAATAACCGTTGAATCAGCAAGCGAGTAAGAACTAGTAAATGCAGAAAATGGCGGAGTCGATCCTGCCGAGGGGCCAATGAGCATAGCCCACTCTGAAAGTGGTGGAGCATCCCCATCTGGCCATCTAAAATTAGTAACAATTTGAGTACGCCACTCGGCAGAAGCGGCGGCATTCTCATGTGTTATAGAAATGGTCGCGTTGTTTTGTGCAATTGCCCACGCATAGGAAACATGGCCAAAACCACGAGCAGCACAAGTTTGAAGTTCGTAAGTATTTCCATCTGTATCTATGCAAGTGTATCCCCATGGCGGGCCCGATCCAGTTGGAAAAAATGCACAAATGCCCGATACGATTAAGTCGCCAGCTTGAACTGCAATGGTAGATGTACAACCAAGCCCAAAGGTTATGTCCGCATCGGTATTGATAGGAACGCCGGTTGCCACTTAGATCCTTGCTCCGTTAATTCTCGACAAATCACCATAGGGCTGCTTGGCGATGTACGGTCCCACCGCTCCCCATGGTTTTACGTGTACCGTAAGGTCTTTCTGAAACACACGAAATGGCGCGTCTGAAGTAAGCGAATAAGTAACAGATCGAGCCTTCATCGCTTGGACTACAAAGTATCCTCGATCATAGACTCCAGCCGTTGTAGCTTTCGTATAGGAAAACGGCCCAGAGGGATTACCGTTGGCGGTCACCGCTAGCGTTACTGTATCCGTGCTGGAAATTGGCAAGTAAATGTCGCGGTGCGAAAACCAGCCTGGGAAGTCATGTGTTGTATCCTGCGTTGTCCATGTTCTGACAAGTTCAGGCGCTGGCTCAAATATCCACTCCACGCCTTCGATGCGCCAGAACTCTGCATCTTGCGGCGCAAAACGCACCAGATGGCTGATGAACGGCGTATTGAACGAGTACGCTATAGTTTGTTCGCGCGGATGAAGAATAGTAGTAGGAGTAAAAGAATGAGAAGTACCATCCTCATCAAGCACCTCCACAGTGCGCGCCACATTGAGCGTGTCGGCTCTTAACTTGAAGCCCTGAATGAACTTCGCGCCCGGATAACCAAGATCATCGAAGCCCGTGTAGCGGAGCGACGAAAGCTCTGGTTTGGGCAACCATGACGGACCCCAGAAGTAAAAGATCGACTGACTGCCCGCTACGTTGGTCCAAGTGATGTCGAGTCCTAGGTTGTAACCGTATTGCCCTTGTCCATCGTTGATGTCTAGCAACGCGCGGCGGCGTCCAGTATAGTTGAGTCCGTTCGATGTGACGTTTGTGAAGTAGCTGAAGTTATCCATGCCTACTTTCACTTCCATCTCATCGCACTGTGTATCCAAGTCTAGTTCGATGTCTCCCCACAAAGCACGCGGGCGCGGGTCTTTCTTGTCAAATGATTGCGTTCGGATGTGGCACTCAATCGGGTTATCGAAGTCCACATAGGTTTTGTAGGTGGACACGTACCCATCCGAGGTCCCCATTAGCATTTGGCTGAAGTTCAGGGATTGCGTCGTGGAGTCCTGAGAAACTTCATAGTAGTGGCACGATACCGGATGCTCGTAGGTGTCCCGGCTGATCCATCCCTTTGACTCGAAATTATAGACCAACGTGCGCCGAACAGCGCCACGATCCACGTAATCGAAGTACAGGAAGCCATCTCCGTAAGCCAGCCGCATCTCGTTTGGCTGCGTAAAGTCCGGTGGCTCAAACGAGGTATCAGTCAAGCCGTCGATGACAGGGAATGCCGTGATCTCAGCGCCGTTGCTTTCGCGCGGGAATAGCGGATACAAGTCCTCATCCGTCATGGAGATCGGAGGGCCACCCGCCGTCATGTAGATGCCATCCTTGGCAATGAACGCGATCCCCAAAGGCGTCGTACACAATCCCCACTTGGCGAACAACCCCTTGGAGTTTGGAACCTCAATCGCAATGAAATCGCTGATCTGTCCCAGCGTAGGGTACATCCTGAATAGGCGATTGGTCGAGAAGACAAACGGCTCACCGCCATACATGCAGCCGTTCATCAGGGTTTCCGAACCGCTGGTGATCGTGAGCGTATTAGCGGCGGGATGGCTTTCGGGATGGTTTCCCTTAGTCCAGTAAATGTTCCCACTATTTAGGGCATCGCCACACGCGAAGACGAAAATTCCAGTTTCCCCACCGCCGTATGGACCCCACATGCAAGGCATCGGCTTATGCCAAATCTCAGGGCTATTGATCTGGAAATCACCACCAGCTAATCCAGCCGGCGGATCTTCGAGCAGGGTTACTGTTGTGGAGGAAGTCGGAGAATTGTAGAACTTAAATAGCGTTCCACCCACGCTAATCTGCGTTCCCAGCGGGTAGTAGGGGGTATTTGTCGTGGCATCGTAAGGTCGGAGCGTGTCACCAGACACCCAAGTAAACGTTGCCCCTAGGCCCGTTCCGAGAGCCGTCAATGTGCAAGTCCCGTTCTTGCTGTTATCGAGCGTTATGAAGGGCTGCGGATTCTCTCCGTACTCCGTTTGCTGGTTTGATGCAATCGCTAGGTCATTGAAGCTATCGGTCATGGAGTTCCCTGCACTGTTGTCCATGGTGCCGATGTAAGTCCACGATGAAATAGACCCGCCAAAGCGAAACACGTCAATCCAGGAAACCTGGGGATCGGGATGCGCCGATGGTAGCGTTACAACGATGTTTGTTGGCGGCGTGGCGGCCCCAGGTGCGCTCGACGGCGAAAGCCCATTCACTGTCCGCACGGCAGGACCAAGATCAGACAGAGCGCCCGTATTCAGCTTTGAACCAGCCCGAGCACGGAACGCATAGACGTAGGGAGTGTTGGTTTCTCCGATGTCGGGACCATCCGTATTTGCCGCGCCAAAAGCAATCGTCGGAGCCACGTTCGGAGGCGCAATCCCGATCTGATAGGCGTTGATGGTTTCCGATGAAGTCTTGAGGGTCTTGGATGAATCCCCCACTAGCACCCATGGCCGAGGCGTAAAATCACTCGGAACGGTTACAAATGTCATCGGATTGCCACTGAATCCACTTGCCACCGTATAGGCGAAGTTCCCGATGCCCGTATCCTGATCGGCACCAAAAAGGCTCGTCCCCACCCCCGCTAGCCGCGCATGGGTTGAGTAGGCCGTAGGATAGTCCGAGGGGCTTGGAACCGGGTCATTAAACCCGTACAGCGAATGGACCTTCGCCCCGGCATTCAATTGCTGGCTGATCTGATATTGCCCTTGCCGCCCCTGAATGCGTCCGTCTCCGTATGGGCGAGTATTCTCAAGAAGTCTCGCGTGCCCGGGAGCCATGCGATCCACCGGAGCCGCGACGTTGATGCGGTAATCGAAGAGGATTGTTTCGCGCTGATACTGGTCCATTAGTTCACCGAACGCGCCACTTCGATCCAGTTACTTGAGTCGCATACTAGGGTTGCGGTGTCATCCGCAGTCGTCACGAAGTTCCCTGCTAACTTAAGATTATTTCCATCGGTCAGAGTCAACACGCCATCGAAGATCAGCGTTACCGTTAGCCCAGCCGTTGTCGAATCGCAGGTGTTCATCGTCGTGATATTCGTGGTCCCCGTGATGTGGAATACATTGCCAACCCCGAGAGTCATTGTCGCCGCTGAAGCCACATTAGACCCGTTCACCCCTGCTGGCATACAGGATGTTCCGGCACTGTTGATGCAGTCCAGGCGATTCGTGGTGGTGTTGGCAAAGACGTTCAACGTACCGGATGCCGCCGATGCAGGAGTGCTGATCTTGGTCCATTGCGTAAATTCCGTCATGTACAAGCTGCGGAGTTTTAGATCGCGGAATGTGCCGCCTGTGCCGCTGTTCACTTCCACCACGCCCGAAGCATTGCGTGCAAAACAGGCATCCGCCGTACCGCCAGGGCACGCGCTGGTAGCCGCATTGTTGTAGATGTTAGCTCCACTCAACGTCCAGTAGTTTGTAGGTGTACTCCAAATCCAGCCCGAAGCCTGCCCCGAATCCGCCGTAAGCACTGTCCCGTTGCTCCCAACCGCTAACCGGATCGCATTCGTTCCATTGTGGGCAATCAAATCGCCTTTGGTTGTCTGCGGCGAGAGGGCATTAAAGCCAAGCGTCTGCGTGATCTGCCCCGTTCCCCCTCGTGCAATCGTGATCGGAAGCGTAAGCGCTACCGTTCCAGCGGTATTCACAAGCGGAGAGGTAAATGTCAGGGCTGACTGCTTGGCATTGAACGCACTCCAATCGGTCGTGGAAAGAAGCCCGCGATTGGATGCGCTGGCAGTTGGAAGATTGAATGTGTGCGTCGTTCCTGAACTGGAAATGGTAAAGTTCGTCCCGCTGGTGCCCGTGGCAAACGTCTGCGTTGCGCCCGTCAAAGCGTTCAGAGAAGTGATGCCGCCGCTATTGGCCGCGATGGTAACGTTCATGGAAAACGGAGCTGGGATCGTGCCACCCGACAAAGTAACAGTGTAATTCCCCTGATCGGCAAAGAAGGAAAACAAAGCCGGGGATGTGGCGCTCGCAGAGTTTGCGGTAAACGGATTCGCCAGAACCGTACCAGAATTATCTGAGTAGATCGAAGCAATGCTACCCCCGGAATCCCGCACCGTAACTGTACAAGACGGGTAGCTGGTCTGGAACCTGGGAGTCGCGCTATTGCCTTGGATTGTTACCGTTCCGCCGCCGCGTTCGCACCATCCCGTATAGGCCCCACGTCCGAAAGCGGTAGTCGCCAAAAATGCCAACAATAGTAATCGTTTCATTGCTTTACGCTCCGTATCTTCATGGGTACTTGGTGCAACTGCCTGCGTCCGCGATTCATCAGTGAACGTTGAAATGGCGTCTGCGCTCCGGTGCGCTCCCGGTATTCCGAGCCGAGCCGCATGATCCGTTCCAACAGGGACCCGGTAGTGAAGAATTCCTCGCCTTGCTGCTTGAACGCCGAAATGTGCTGTGCGTAATCCACAATCACATCCGCCACATCCCGAGATAAGAGAATCTGCGCCGAGTTGTTGGCAGGCATCGGAGCATTCTGAACGATGTCCAGCGTAATCGAATAGGCGTCATCCGGTGTCGGGGTCACGGCCAAGATGTTCATGCCGGCCATTGCCACGGTCTGCGGAGATCCCGGCTGGTTCTGCCAAGTAGGGTCTAGCCCATCGGCATCCGCCAGCGTTCCTACGGTCAACTGGATGCCGTTGGTTTGCGCGTCCATCACGGTAGCCGAGGTCATGGCGATTTCAATTCCAGACCGCCAGCGGCTTTCGCAATATTCCGCACGTGCGGGATCATACGCAGGGCCATTTTCCCCAAGGAGGTCCGCCAAAGCACCCCACATCACGGCCCAACAGAAGTCGTCGGGAATGCCCATAGCTACCGGAGTAGCTGGATTCAGTTCCGCGCCGGAATTGACCACGAGTGCATCCAAAGTGCCATTTTCCGCATTCGGCGGAGCTAACTGAATGGCGAACGGAGGGGTAACGCTCACCGAATACGCATTCGGCGTACCACTTGTCTGATTCCATCCCGGCGTCAACCCGTTGATAGCCCATTCGTCGGTGCGCCAAAGTGGGGAATAGTACCCAGCATTAGAGATCCAAGACAGCCGCCGCACGTCAATGATCGAATCCTGAAGCTGAACGCGCCCCGTGGGGATGATCGCCACAACAGGATTGTAGTGCGTCAGAACGCATCCAGTTTCAACTAGGAACTGATCTCGACGCCGCTGGAGTGCTGCCGTCAACTGCGCCAGCGTGAACATCTCCGTACCCGTCCAGATGGTCGGGGTCGGAGGCTCCAGTAGGTGATATTCCATCGAAGTCACCAAGTCTGCATCGGTGACGGTATACCCAAGATTCGCTGAAACGACAGAGGATAGGTCGTAAAAAGACGTACCCGCAGTTGTGGTGAACGTAACGCGGGTACGCCAGAAACGGGCTAGTGCATTCCAAAAGCGCAGGGCTTCCTTCAGGTTCGCGTCCACTTCCGCCGTAGCAAAGTAAACCGCCGAGGAATCGCCTAAGCGCCCTAATACCGCCGTCTCCAGGCTCCCTAGCGTAATCGCAGTCAGGGACGGGAGCGTGGATGGCATTTAAGTCTCCTGATTAACCGCCAGCTTTGGTGCCGGGATTCGCGCCGGGAACGTTCTTGTCGATGAATTTTTCCGGCACTCCGCCATGACCGGCTGTGCGCGGCGGCAGTCCGTGACCGTTCGCCCCGTCATAATCTCCCGGTCCACCCTTGTTGTCCGAAGACACAGGCAGTTTCATTGTATTGGGTCCTTCAAAGCAGCTCATAAGTTCTCCTCTCAATATCAGATTAACAGCGCATGGGACTGAATGAAGCGCGCATCCGCAAAAGGTGCGAATTGCATAGACGGTGCGTAACTAACTGACTCTTGAAAAACTTCATCGTCTTGCCGTTCCAGTTCGCCAATCTGCCAGAGTGCGCCCTTTTCCATGCGGTCGGCTAAGTTCAGATCGTAGTACGGATTCGGGTCATCGACGGACGGCCCCGGCCACTTTGCCGCCATGCTCAACGCGAGATCCATTACCACATCACCGCGAATAAATCGTGGCAAGACGGCTCCCGGTTCGTTCAGGTCTTGGCAGCGCGCCTCGTACAAGAATGGGTAGCAGTAGTTGCTGTAGTTTTGCGGCCAAATCTCATAGCGCGGCATCCCCGGCGAGTTGGTAACGCTGGTGCGGATGATCCAAGTATCCCCGACAACGTAGGTTTGTCCAGTAGGGAAGTAGATGGAAACGCCATCCTGTAACGCTTGCGCCGCTCCGCCTGAATCTGTCGTAACGCCTGTAGTAAAGCCTTCTGCGTTCTTTTCCCATTTGAAAACAGCAGTTCCGCTTGCTCCGCCTGTTGTAATCTGGACCGTGAAAATCGCATTGGCTGGACCCGTGTAGCTCGACGAATCCGATACCGATGGGCTATCGCCACTACCGATAATCTGGATCGGAGCCTGCACGGTTCCAGTGGAGTCTTGCGAGTAGTCGTAGTTCGCCAACAAATAGGACTGCCCGGTATTCGCCCGCTGTGCGTCAACGGAGTTCAGTTCCCCTTGGCTGACATTCAACATCAACTGCCAGTTGTAGTTAGGGTCCCAAACGCTTATCAACTGATGGAAGTCATCAGGCGGCGGGGTGACGTAACACAGAAAAATCTTGTAGGTAACGGCGCTGGCATCCGCGCCACCATACGGGAACTGCAATTGGAGGCTGGTGGCGGAATCCACCTGTGCAATCGTGTAGATCGGCGTATTCAATCCAATCCTGAATTGCCGCCCAACCATCGCTTGCGTCCAGGTTGTTCCGCTCCCTGTCACTGTTGCGCTGCTTTGCGTGACAGTAACGGTGCCCGTAGTATAAGCAGCAGGAATGATGAACTGATTGTATTTGACAAGCCAAGACCATCGACGCTTCTCAGCAATGCGCCGAAAAGCGTCGATGACAAAGCGTTGCGATAAGAGAGGCCCAGCAGCGGGGCAGAGTGTATTCACCCTACCCCAAAGCTGTGCAAACGAGTCCACGCCCAAGGGTTATACCCCCCGCGCGGTGAAGAGTAGAGATGCGCCCGTACCAGTGAAGGTAACGGTGCTACCGGAGCCGGAAGTCGCCGCGCTCATCGCGGTAATCGACGTGTTGTTTGTCGTCAACTCGTAAACGGTGCGGAACGGGATCGCCAGCGTATCGCCCGTGGTAACCACGGTGATGTTTTGGTAATACTCCCGGACCGCCCCATTGACGTTATTGAACGGACGTGCATTTTCTGTGACTGCGGCCATGTATTCGTGCTCCTTACGGGATGTTCGGAATCATGACATCGGCAGTGCAAGTCGTACCCGAAGTAGCGGTACGAACCACACCGATCTGTTGCGCCGGAGCAGCGGTGTTAATCGCCGTTCCGAGAGCATCCGCCGCCGTAGTAGACGTGCTGGCAACCAGCGTCATGCCGCCAGTAGCGGAGCCGACTTCCTTGACGGAGATCGCTCGTCCCTGTTGCAGCACATTGACGTAGTATCCCGCCGTAGCCGCAACCCGGAAGATCCCAGCGACGTTGTTGCGGAACGAACTGGCTTGCCCATCCAGCAGAGCGAACCGGGAATCGTTGGTCACCGTGTAGGTGGCGCGATCTTTCCAGTACGCAAGCTGATTGGCGGCGACGGCACCAGCCGGAGTAGCGGACGTGGCACCCGAGTCCACCTGAACACACTGGTAAGCGCGGTCATTGACATCGTAAGCCTGCCCGATCTGACCGGGGTTGTAAAGCGAGGACACGTTCATCGTGTCGGGATTTCCGGTAGGGTTGTAGAAAGTTTGCGAGCGATTTGCGTTAGGCATGGTAGTTGTCTCCTTCTTTCTCTTTCCCCGTTACCCGGTGATCCCGTACAACTGCTGGTGATACCGCGGTGCCCACGTTGCGGCACCCATGAACAACACCTGGCCGGCCACCTTGGTATTGCCCTGTGCGGGTTTGAACCCGGTGAAGCCATACCCGAATTCGGGGTCGTCGGTGATGTAGAAGTTCATATACGGCTTCTTGCCGTTGATCCAGAACAGGGTTTCCTTGTAGTTGCCTGCGCTTGGGTATCCGCCGCTAGGAACCGGATATGCGGTCAATGCGTTGCCCGACATGGTTTTGATAAACTGAACAGCGTTCGGGTCAGCGGTGCCACTGGAGCCGAACAGGTACGCGCCAGGAGCGTAACGGGACCGGATCAGCGTCGCGGAATTGAACTTCATCCCGTTGAATCCGATCTTGGGGTCCTGGGTGTCGTTGAACCGCTGCTGGGTCTGGAACTTCTCTTTGATGAACGAGTACCCGAAGGCAGTCGTCACACCGAGGTTAGGTTCGATGTTGCCGAAGCAGGCATTGGAGTAGGTTTCTTCCAGCGTGTTGTACTGGATGGTCCCGTTCACGTTGGTCGGAGCCGAGTTCAGCGAAGTGCCCACCGCACCGCCACGGGTGATAGTCCCATAGGTGGAGTAAGTGTTGCCATCCCAAGATGCAGTGGAGTTGTCATTGAGTGCTTCCGGCAACCCATTGAAATTCTTGGTGTAGTTGGCATTCTGCCCGTTCAAGTAGAAGCCGATTTCCGTGTACGCGCCCATCGTCTGATAGGCGTTTTCCATGCGGGATTCGACCAACCGGAAGATGGCATTCGGCCCCTTATTGAGAACCTGAATCTCTTCCTTCGTAAAGGTGATGTTCACTTCCATCTCCTTCACGTTGAACTGCAACTGTTGTTCGACCTGCGGCTCGGAAATGTCGAACTCTTGGCCTTGGGCTACAGGTCCACCAATCAGACCCCCATACCAGAAGTTCTCACCGATAAACCGCCCGCCAGTGAACGTCTCCCGCGCCGTCTGTTTTGCATACGCCGCCAGAGGACCCTCCTGGAAAATCATGTCAACGAGTTTCGGAGTCTCGCGGACATAGCGTTTAGTTGATACTGTTAACTGATCTAATTCAGCCATGTCTTACCCTCTCTGGCGGAAAACCGCCGTTAACTTGCCTTGGCGTCAGCGTTGTAGTTGTTCCAGCCTTCGAGGAATGCGTCACGCGATACCCGCTCCTGCTGCATTTCGTTAAGCGGTGCGTCCGGGGCCTTGCGGTCAAATACCAAATGAGACTCGCGTGGGCCGGATTCGACAGGAAGATGATTCTTGCTCATGGCGTCCTTGTAGCCTTCTTCGCGGGCCGCCTTGAGTTTCGATTCAAACTCCTGATTCCGTTGCTCTTCTAGCTTCGGAGCCACATAATCCTTGTAGGCTTGACGCAGCGGAAGCCCAGACTTGAGCGCATACGCCTCAAGTGCATCCAGGTCCACCGGCTCCTTGAACCGCTGAACGTGATCCACGGTGATGTAGGCTAAGTCCTTTGACAGCCCCACATACGCCTGATCCTTCTGCTGCAACATCTGCATCACTTCGTCCTTGGTTAGCCCGGTGGAGGCAGCAGCCTGCCGAACTTCGGCTCCCGATTGGATCGGCCCATACAGAGATTGGTATTGCTGCAACGCATCCTGCGCCTGCCGGTAAGTGTCAAAAGCGGGCTTGGCTTGGTTGTTGTACCAGTCATCGTACTGCCTGACCTTTTGCTCTGCGGCGGTCGCCTTCGTCTCCCACTCGCCCTTGATTCGGTCTACGGTCGAGTGGTGCTGGGGCGTCTCCACAAAGCCATTGCGGAATGCCTGTTGAATTGAGTCGTCTCCCAGAGCTTCCAGGATCGCCCGTGCCTTGTCGTTGCCGTCAAGGTTGGCTTTCTTGAATAACTCCTGAGCGTAAGTCTTTAAGTCACTTGCCATTTTGGTTTCCTTCCCCAGCCCCCTGCCTTGTAGCCCAGAAGCCTGGAATCGCCATCAACTACAAACTCATTGCGGCATCGGAGCGCCCTGCGGAGGGGGAGGGGGAGCCATGCCACCTCCCTGTGGCGGCGCTGCTGCCGGAACTTGTGTCGGATTCCCGCCCGTAAGGGCTTGTGGAACCGCTTGTCTAATAAATGCAATAACTTGGCCTAATGGCTGCTCCAATGAAGGAATGCCCTGTGCCAAGATTTGTGCTCCCTGCTCCAGCATTTTCATGCCTTGGAGCATCATGATTTGTGGATTGCCAGCTTCCGCGCCAAGTCCCATCTGTTGCCTGTCCATCAACGACATAGGCCGCCCTTCTCTCCCGGAGGGAGGCGGTGGACCGTCCAATTGTGGACGCCCGCCTTGGGTTTCTGTGGGACCGGCGAATTGAGCCATTTACTTCGCGGCTTTGCCAGCGATGGACTTCAACTGCTTACCGGGGCCAGCGGTAAACCCACCGCTATTTCCACCCTTCATCGGCTTCGGCGGCTTCATTCCCTTTTTCATGTCAGTCTCCTTTTCCACGTGGAAATCCTATTTGATGCTTCTTCCGCTAGGCATTCCTACCTTGCGGGCCTTGCTAAGCAAAATCGCAACACGCTGCTTGGCGGCGCGAGCTGGGCCGAACTTCCTCGCAGTGCCGGAAAGGATCTTGGGAGGATTCTCCTTGATCTCATGACCAGCAGTTTCTAGCGCTTCTTCGGATGGTTTTTTTGATCGCCATTACATATACCGCAAGATGTTGTGCCTAAAGTAAGTATGCACACTACATCTTGTGGTGTCAAATAACTCACTTTCTCTTTGCTAAGTGCTTAGGATCATGCTAGGATTATTTTCGTGGTGAAAATTAACTTACTCACGCAAGCGCAGATTGACCGTATGGCAGAATTCCGCGACAAGTGGCTAAAGATCGGGCTTTGCACGGAACCCGCTGATAGGCCAAGTGCCGAGCGCGCAATCATTGAGATGTATCGCCAGGGCGGATTAGAGCCACCCCGCAAGATCATCTGGTGTGGATCGCCCCTATCGCAGGGGCTGACCAGGGCAATAATTCTAGACAATAATAACAGGGATTCCGTCGGGGCTTCCGGACGGGATTCCGTCGGGGCTTCCGTCCGGGATTCCGTCTGGGCTTCCGTCCGGGATTCCGTCCGGGCTTCCGTCTGGGCTTCCGTCCGGGATTCCGTCCGGGCTTCCGTCCGGGATTCCGTCCGGGATTCCGTCGGGGCTTCCGGACGGGATTCCGTCGGGGCTTCCGTCCGGGCTTCCGTCTGGGCTTCCGTCGGGGCTTCCGTCGGGGCTTCCGTCTGGGATTCCGTCCGGGATTCCGTCGGGGCTTCCGTCCGGGATTCCGTCTGGGCTTCCGTCCGGGATTCCGTCCGGGCTTCCGTCCGGGATTCCGTCGGGGCTTCCGGCCGGGCTTCCGTCGGGGCTTCCGTCCGGGCTTCCGTCTGGGCTTCCGTCTGGGATTCCGTCTGGGCTTCCGTCGGGGCTTCCGTCCGGGCTTCCGTCCGGGATTCCGTCCGGGATTCCGTCGGGGCTTCCGTGTATGGACAACATGATGCCGCATGGCTCTCTTTTTACGACTACTTCCGAGAGGTATGCACCTTAACACAGCAGGCAGAAAAGCTCTCCGGTCTATGGTTGCTTGCTAAAAGTTCAGGCTGGGCTCTCCCGCATCAGAACATCTGCTGGGTGTCCGAGCGTCACCATATACTGGAGCGAGATGACACTGGAAGGCTACATTGCTCAAGCGGGCCAGCAGTGATGTACCCTGATGGCTGGGTAATCTACGCCGTCCACGGAGTTCGCGTTCCATCATTCGTAATTGAAAAGCCGCAATCAATTACTGTGGCCGATGTCACGAAAGAACAGAATACCGAGGTTCGGCGCGTGATGATGGATGTTTTCCCACTTCCGCGCTTCGTCAAAGAATCCGGCGCGGAAACCGTGGATCTTGACTCCACGCTACATAACGGGATGCGGGCCTTGATCCGGGCGAAAGTAGGGGATGATATAAGCCAGTGGCTTCACGTAGCTGACCCGAGCACCGCCCGCACGTATTGGCTGGATGTGCCGCCGGATGTTAAGACCTGTTCGGAGGCGAACAAGTATCTAGAGTCCGGCTTGCCGGATTTTGCAATTCAAGTTGGAAGAACGTAAAAAGGAGAACCATGAAAGCTATCGAAGAAGTCCTAGAGCAAGTGGCGCAGAGCGTTGTTGGGAAACCGGAAACTGTGCGCTATGAAACTATGGTGCATGGGCAGACCCACTGGCAGGGCGATGTGGCGATCACATTCGTCAAGGCTTTGCCAAAGTTCTACCAGCAGTCCGCGCAAGTGGCGCAATTGGCTCCTGGTAACACGCAGGGGAGCCGCCACGTCATCGCCGATCTCTCCGGCATCGAGATCCGCACGCGCAAAGATGCGGATCAATTGACGGGGCCTGCCATAATCGCAGATCGCGCATGGGAACTGACTCATCCCGAGCACGGTCATGCAGTGTTCCCGGCTGGCTCTTTCGTCACCACCTATCAGCGGCAATACGCCGAGGAAATGCGTCGCGTTCAGGACTAGTGGAAGAAAAAAAGCCCAAAAAGAAGTATTTGACGACCAAGGAAGCGGGTCGCCGTGGTGGTTTACGCTCATCGGAGCGCATGACACCAGAGGAACGATCCGAACGGGCACGCAAGGCTTCCGCTGCAAGATGGTCAAAGCAAATAGTAGATGATGGAAAATTGTAAAATTTGCCGGATGCCGTTTCTCCACGGGTCTTGGTATCACTGCTCGCGTTGCGGACTTCATGGTTTTGCAAGTATGTTTAGCGATTGCTGCACGGCTTGCGAAAATCATTTACGCCATGGCCATCCTGATCCAGCGATAAATCTCATGAAGAAAGATGATGATGTCAATACCGATTCTATTCCTCAGTGACTCACCGGACCTCCACACTGGCCTTGGCCGCATTACCCGCGATCTAGCTACGCTGACGGCATCGCTGCCTGAGTTCCGCGTAGGCACGCTGGGGCGCGGCGGCTACGGCAATCGCTCCCTGCCGTTCATGCAATACAACTTCCCCGAATCGCACCAGTGGGGCGAAATGCACATTGAGCGCGTCTGGAAGAATTTTGCGGGAAACCAAAAAGGGATTATCTTCACCATATGGGACGCAAGTCGGCTGCTCTGGTTTTCACAGCCGCAACCGGGGGACAGTTTACTGTCGTTTCTGTCCTCCGGTTCTTTCCGGCGATGGGGATACTTCCCGGTTGATTCCGTTGGTGTAGGCGACAAACTGACCACGCTTTCCCGCGCTGCCGTGCAGGGCTTTGACCGCGTACTTGGCTACGGCGCATGGGGCGCACAGGTTCTTTCCAACGGCTTGGGACGCGAAGTTGACTGGATACCGCACGGCATCTCTATGGAGACATTCACCCTTAGTGACCGTGCGGCTTCGCGGATGGCCATGGGGCTTGCCGATGACGATGTAGCCGTGGCGTGCGTCATGACCAATCAGAGCCGTAAAGATTGGGGCATTGCGTTCGGCGCGATAGCTCTGCTGGCAAACGAGATCCCTAAACTCAAATTCCTGATCCATGTGGATGTTCTGGAACGTGCATGGAGCCTTCGGGCACTGATGGCAGACTTCGGCATTGAGAGCCGTTGTCGCGTGAGTTTTTCCGGCTCTATGAACGATACGCAGCTTTCCTACCTGTACAGCGCGGCGGATCTGACGATCCTGCCGGCGCCGGAAGGCTTTGGGTTCCCCATCGTGGAATCTCTTGCCTGCGGAACACCAGTAGTTCACGGCACCTATGGCGGCGGATCAGAACTCATACCGGAATCGTCATGGCTCGTGGAGCCTGTCAGTTTCCGTCTCGATACCCCGCATAACGTAGTGCGGCCCGTATGGAATCCTGCGGATTGGGCGAAGACCATGAAGGCTGTCCTGGACGCAAAGCCGACAAGAGAGCAATGCCGTGCTGCGGTCGAGCACTTGGACTGGCCACGACTTTGGCCGAGCGCTTGGAAGAAGTGGCTTCTGGAGGGGTTGGCATGATGGCCCCATGGCATAACCAAGTGTGCGCTAAGTGTGGCGTAACGGCAGAATTGCATGGCTCATGTGGCATGGATGGTCGTGGCCCTATGACCCCAACTTGTGAATGTGATGGGTTTGTTTTCTCTCCTGAACTTTACGAACTTGCTACGCCATGGGAAATCAAACTTACTAACCGGATTACAAGGCTAGAGGAAGCCGTGTTCAATAAATGACCTACGAGATCGTTTCCGTTGCTTGCGGTGGCCGTGGACTTGATATTCCGTTTGGCCCTTATCGCACCTTTGATAACACCGGGAACCGCTTTACCCCCTGCGAAGCATACCAAGAATTATTGTCCTCCTGTGAATCCGATCTGATCTTCTACGGCCACGATGACGTTATTATCCATGATCCCGATTGGATAAATCGCGTACTCTCTCCATTCGAGAACCCCGCTTGCGTTGCCGTGGGGCTTGGCGGGGCAACGGGACTCGGCAACAAGGATCTCTACCGCAAACCGTACAACATCTGGAACATGGCGCGGGTCGGCTACGCATCGAATCAAACAGACGCAGAGGTACATGGTGAACGATTTACTGGAGCGCGGCGTGTCGCTGTGCCAGAGGCTTTCTTTATGGCAGTTCGTGCTGATTGGCTTCGCAGCATTGGAGGCTGGCCTGTGGATCATCTGTCACATCACGGATTGGACCTATGGCTTGCGTGCATGGCTGCGCGACACAAGAAAGAGACTTGGATGGTCGGAATAAGTTGCACTCATCACGGCGGCGGCACCAGCACGAAAGACGTTTACCGCGAAGCGAAGTGGCTCAAGGGAGGGAGTCTGGAGACTGACCATCAGGAGCCGCACAAGTGGCTATATAACGAGTTCCGCGATGTGCTGCCAATACGCCTATGAGAGCAATTAATTTGGGTAGCGGGCAGCGCCGTTTTGAATCCGTCCCCGGCTGCGAGTGGCGCAACGTGGACTGTGTGTCACGTCCAGGTCAAGTGCCGGATGTTGTGTGCGATGTAATGAAGGAGCCGTTGCCATTCGAGGATGGCTCGGTGGATTTGGTGGTGCTCTATCATGTACTGGAACATTTTGAACTATCTTCAGCGGATCGCGTCATTGCTGAGGCTCATCGGGTATTGAAATCTGGCGGGTCGCTCATTATCGTGGTCCCCGATCTACGGGCATTGGCGCAACGCTGGTTGATGCGGCAGATCAGCGACTACATTTACTGCGTGAACCTCATGGGAGCGTACCAGGGGGAGGAAGGCGACTTCCATCGCTGGCACTACACACCGGAATCGCTCACTGAGAAGTTGCGGCAAAAGGAATGGGCCGGGGTTCAGATGTTCAACTGGAGAGAGATACCAGGGATGGCGGTCAGCAAGGATTGGTGGTATTGGGGAGCGGAGGCAATTCGATGAACTGGATTTTGGTCCCATTACGCAACAACCTCGCCTTCATCCGTGCGGCACTCCCTACGTTTCTAGCGCAAGACGTTGGCGACGTGCGCGTGTTCCTGTGGGACAACGGGAGCACCGATGGGACCTCCGCATGGGCGAACTCTATCACCGATGATCGCGTGTTCTACGCCTACAACGTGACTCCGCAGAGCGTGGCGGCTTCTTGGAATGCGATGTTGCGGTACGTGTTCGGTGAGGGCGCAGATCACGCACTGGTGGTCAACGCGGACGTGGAACTTCGTCCCGACACATATAGGCGGCTTTTTGCCGATGATGCGTTGTTTGTTACCGCCGTTGGAACGGCAGACAAGGATAAGATTTCTCCTCCCTATCGAGTACCTGATCCTGGAGCAAAACGTACACATCCAGATTTCTCCTGCTTCCTAATCCGCAAAGCGTGCTGGGACAAAGTAGGCCCCTTCGATGAGAGCATGAACGGCGCGTACTGCGAGGACTCCGACTATCACATTCGGATGCACCGCGCCGGGATCGAGGCAATCTGCTTGGATCTGCCCTTCTACCACGTTGGCGCGGGCACGCTCAAAAACGCCGATGAAGCCGAAACCGCACGCATTCAGCAGCAGGCCGACAAGAACCGCGCTCTATTCAGGCAGAAGTACGGCGTGGATGTTGGCAGCAAGGAATACTATGAACTATTTGGTCATGGATCGCCGGAAGACAAGCCGGGAGAGATAGTTTATTTGGAACCAGGAACTCCAAGTCAATCGAAGGTCAATATCGTACTGGTGACCAACTTCATCCGACGCCGCCTTCTATCGCAGACGCTCCATACGCTCTACGAGAACACGCCAGAAGATCAGTTCAACCTCACCATCGTTTGCGATGGCTTCCCGTCCGAAGCGGACCTCATCACGATTGGGCAGCGCGAGAACTCAACGGTCATCTCCGAGTGGCCACCGTGTCACATTATCGGGCGACTAAAAAATCTTGGCGCGTACTGGTCCGAGCGGCAATTCTGGCGCGGGGAGTGGATTTGCTTCATTGACGATGATTTAGCATTCTTTCCGGGGTGGCTAGGGAAATTGGTAAATAATCTGGACACTTTCAGCAACGGAAGATCCATGGTTTCCGATGAGAAGGTGGACAGCGGATTGAGAATAGTCGGGAGCATCCGTCATCCCTATCACGGCGTCAATGCAACCATCGAATTTGGAAATCAGACTACAGAGATCACCGACGCCGTAGCTGGATACTGCCACTTCATGCGCTGGGAGACGTGGGACAAGTACGGCCCCTATGATGCCCACGCAAAGGGAACGGGACAAAGCGAGGATTACGCCATATGCCGCAAGATCGTGGAGGATGGCGGTCGCGTGGGTTACATTCATCCACCCGTTATGGCTCATTGTGGTATTACCAACAGCGAAGGCAAGCCGATCCTCGGCGGGGATCTGATTGAACGTGCTCCGGGGGTAATCTACGAATGAAGCCGTCCTTTGAGCAAGTCATGGAGTTGACGCGCACAGTATCTGGCGCGGCTGCCTTTGAAGATGCTGAGTGCCTTGCTTTGTATAATCTGTGTCAAAACCTGCAACCGCTTTCCGTGGTGGTGGAGATTGGCTGTCAGATCGGACGCAGTAGCAGCATCATCGCGCAAATGTCGAAGGCGATTGGATTTCACGCAATTCACATCGACCCCTATATCGACAATGCCCCTTACCTCGTGCGCTGGATTGAGATGATGCACTCTATTGGCCATCCTTTCACGTTCCTGCACATGAAAAGCGAGGAGTCCCGCAAGGAACTGTTTGATCTCAGTTTCAAGAACGGCGGTATTGACTTGCTGCTGATCGACGGGGATCACAGCGAGGAAGGCGTATGGAAGGATTGCCGTATTGCCGCCCAGCTAGTGCGTTCTGGAGGGATCATGTGTGCTCACGATTTCGGTCGCGGCAGCTTGCCGGACGTGTATAAAGTTCTCAGTGAATACGCAGTGGCCCCGGATTGGACCCAGTTAGCGGTTCATGGCACACTTGGGGTTTGGAAAAGAACTTGAACCTAGTTACTTTTACGGCCGCCTACGATGGGCAGCACGCGGAACTAGACATGCTCCGCGAATCTTGCACGCTTCTTGGGGTCGAACTGCACCGCTACGGCAGCGGCGGTTACCCCGGCTGGAAGCAAGCCAAGGTCGATGACGGGATCAAGTTTCTCGACGCGCTCCCTGGAACCGTGGATCTAGCAATGTGGGTAGACGGATTCGATTCCCTACTGATGCACGGTACTGACGAGATAGTATCGCGCTGGAATGCGATACCGGGCGGCATGAAGAAAGTCGTGGTAGCTACCGAACATTCCTGCTGGCCAGATTCGCACCGATCCGAGGAGTTCCCTACTGTGGTTAGTGGTAACCGCTTCCCTAATGCAGGAGGCTACATTGGGCCTCCGGCGCTGTTAGCGGAGACATTGAGCATCGTCCGCAGCTACACGCCGGGAGAGAACGATCAAAGCGGCTGGATCGGCGCAATCCTCAGCGGAGACGTGCCGTGGGTAGTGATGGACCGAACTTCGCGGCTGTATCAGTCGATGAACTCACCGCAACCAAAAGAGCCTGCTTGCGTGCTGCATTGGAATGGAAAGACGCCGGGGAGGGATGAATTTTGGAAAACACTAGATACCCGATAGTGCTAGCTGAATATGAGTTTAACGGAGAAAACTAGCAGGTTTGATGGGTAGTGCGCTAAATCTGTGTGGCTGACTTTTGCCTAGCTGCCATCTCAAAAACATCTGCAATGATCTTGTCCACATTTGATTCATCAATCCCCGAAACCTGTAGTAGTGAGCGACGAAAAGCCTTGAGCGCCTTTTTGGATTCTGATGAACTTTCCCTTAGCCGCGCTACAAATTGCTTTTCAGGGGGAATTGTCGGGGCGGTCTTGGCGTATAAACATTCCGGGCATTCGTCAACAAAGCCTGGCTTCCCTGGTTTCGGGACAAAGGGTTCGCCGCAGTAGCGGCAGCTAACCGATTTCGCCATAGCTATTCCTTCTGCATGTGACGCCGGATTCCTTCTAGGCTCTCGTGAATTTTCTTGAGCCATTTGTCCAGCGTGTACCCGATGCCGATCAAGATGAGCAGAAAAGCGCCGATCAAGAAATTGGCGTCGTTTAGCATTTTACGATTCCGTCTTTGCCTTCCGGCTCAGGGCCTTAATGGTGATCTCCACGTAGTCACGGAGCGTATCCAAGTCATCAGTGGTAATGTCGCCGGTTATGTTGAGATCCGCTCTAGCGTCCTGCGAGAGAGGGAAGGAGTATGTTCTGGCCTTTGCGGCCAGAATCTTCTCCGCTGCCTTGCGCGCAAATTCGCTTGTGGCACCCCTTCCGCTTTCAGGGGTTTGGTTTGGTTGCACTGACTTTTCTCCTGCTTCATTATGTACCACATCCTCAGAATCCACAAGAGACATAGTGTTTCTAAAGATCCCTACAACGTCCTGGATTGAGGCCGGATTGAACTCACGCTTCAAAGCAGAAGGCCCAAAGCGGTTCGAGCGCTTCAGGCCTTATCTCAATCCAGGAGGTGACCGCATTATGCGTCCGCCACCAATATAACCACTTAGTAGAAGCCCCGGTTCGGATTGGCGTCCTTGCCGGGGCTGTTATCCATACAGCCGAAGCCGCACGGACTCGCAACCCCATTATCCGGCTTTTGGCTGTGAATCTCAAGGAGAATCACAGTGACCTGCCATTCCTGCCGGATCGAATGTAAGCGACACGGGCGCGACCGCAAAGGTAACCAGCGGTTCCAGTGCCGTCAGTGCTCCAAGACGTTCCTGGAGCCGACCCGGAGCGCATTTGCACTTCGATTGTCGAGCGGTCCAATCTCAGCTTGAGAATGCAGAATCGCCGCTTCACCCGCCTCACCAATGCTTTTAGCAAGAAGTGGGAGAACCACTGGGCAGCGGTCGCGGTTTGGTACTGCTGGTATAACTTCGGGCGCATTCACAAATCTCTGCGCACAACCCCCGCGATGGCTGCGGGGATCTCAGATCACATTTGGAGCGTGCGGGAACTGCTGGAGGCCGCGTAAAGAGGAAAGCGCTTAGTCCTTATTAGGCTGCGGATGCAGAGTAGAAAAATCTTCGGGAGTCGAGAAGTATGTATTCGCCTTTGTGAAGGCCTCGTTGAGGTGGGTTTTATAATCCTGTATAGACGGTACCGATTGCGCTAAATTAGGCAGTTGGCCACCTACATCAGTCTGGTTTAAAATCGGGACGACATCAGCCCCGTCATCGTACAACTTGGAGCTTATTTCATGAACGAGGCCCCACGTTTTGGCTTCGGGTGCCGTCAAAACGGTGCGCTTAAGAATTGTGTCCTGAACTTCCGCTAAGGGCTTCCCTGAACAACCAGAGATTACTGCTGCGATGCTGGCAACCTGCTGTTGCATTGACTTAAGTTGCTCACTCATTCCACCCTCATCCAAGTTTGCATTTGGGGCAAAAGTAAGAGTTATTCCGTGCAACAAAAATCGCCCTTCCGGAACCGAATACCGCTTGGAGCCAGCACAGTACATTACGGTCGCGATGGAATCTACTTCCCCGAAGTTATGGGTAACAACCTCAGCCGGAATACCTTTCAAATAGTGGTATGCGGATAATCCAGCAAAAACCGAACCGCCCGGAGAAGAGATCAAAAGAACAAACCGTTTAGTCCCGGTTTTGATTTTGGCGTCGACATTGGCGAGCAGTCGGGAAACCGTCTGCTCATTCACGCTTGCATAGAAACGTATGACAGTGGTCTTCGGCTCAGTCGTAGTAGCCCCAGGTGTCTGTGCTTGCAGGACTGAAGCAACTAATAGAACGATTGACCAATAACCCTTAAGCGTCATGATGCCCTCTAGCTTGGGGAACTACAAAATATCAGTTCGACAGGTTCCCCGTCAATCACCATGGTACCGTTCATTAATTACATACCGCCGGGTGACCCTAGAGCCACTATCCCCAGCCACACAGATTTAGCGCACTACCGTTTGATGTGGTGGTGAGTTTATTCGCCCTTGCGATATGAACAGGCCCTGTATTATTCCAACAAATCCTGAAACCGTTCCTCCCACGCCTCAGCCACTTCCTCCGAAGTCATAGCCATGGCCTGCCAGTTCTTCGGTTTCTCGTTCTCGGTAGCCTTGACGGTTTCAATCTCATCGCCCCAATCATGAGCAGCGTAGATCGCCAGGAAAAGCGTCACCACGCGATCATCATGTTTTCCGTACTTGGCGCGGGCGGTTTCGGTGTAGCGCCAGTCATCAGCTTGGCAATCGGCCATCTCCTCGATGAGATCGGGCGAGAACAGACGTACTCGCTTGAGCGCGATGTGCTTCATGCCACGCCGCCACAATTCGCGGCGGCTGCGCTCGTTCGAGATCCAGCCAGCTACGTTATGCCCGCGCTCCGGAATGATCGTGTTGGAATACTTGATGGGCATGTAGACATTGGCATACCCGTACTTGGTGATGAGTTTGCGTTGCGTCGGTTCGCCGGGTCCAGGCCAAACTTCGATGTTGACCATGGCCTCGCCTTCCTCATTTGACCCGCCATACAGCTTACCCAAGCAGTACACGATGTCGGCTAGGTCTTCCGGGTCAATGGGGCCTGCGTATTCGGCTACCTGAACGTCCTGCTTGCCTTCACCGCCTACTTTGAGCACCTGAATGACGCCGTTATCAGTGCCTTGGTCGGCATCGCGGCGAAATTCACGGGACCAGCCCACGATTCCCTTGGTTGGATCGCACCCCAGGAAGTATTTGGCCTTATTGTCTGGCGGCTCGTACATCCACACGATACCGCGCGCGTCATTATCCAATTCTTCCGATTCCATTGGCTTTAAGCCACCGCAACCGGGCATCCAGATGGTTTGCCCATCTTCGCGGTCCACGGAAAACTCATAAGGCCTCCCGCGATTGCTGCGAAGTCGCAAATCATCCAGCAATTCGGAGTCAAAGGCACTTTCGCCGCTGTGCTGGAACGATTCTTCGGGCGTGGCGCAGTAGTTGGTGAGGAAAAAATTCAAAGTCCCCGCTTCGCGGTACTCTTCGCGCGTGGTCCACCACCAGTAAAGCTGTTCCTTGCTTAGAAACACGGCTTTGCCCACAAATTCCGGGCTACTTTCGTAGATTTTCTTGGCGTGGAGTATTGCAACCTCATCCGGCTCCCATCCAACGGGAGGTGTGCGCCGATATTTACGTGGTTCGGCGTACCAGGGGATGAAACAATAGCGCCAGCGTGGTTTTCTTCCCTTGCGAACGCTTTCGGTGAACTCCCGCCACCATCCAGTGCGGCCATTGGCGCGGGATTCGAGCACTACGAGCGTATTTGGGGACTGCGGGAACGTGGGAAACAAATCAATTTCGAGTTTCCATGGGTTCTCGAACTCGGAAAGCTCAGTCATGTGACCCACATCGTTCTGGACGCCCTGTCCAAACGAGGATTTCTTGGACGAGATCATGTAAGTGACCTTCGATCCAGTTGTCCAGGCCATATGCTCGTTCTTTTCGTTGAACTTGATGCCCGGTTTCAGATACCAGGGCAGGTTTTCGTAACTTTTTAGGTCGCGTTCATAGAGTTCCTGAATCTTTTCATCGTCCACGGAGCCAGCTACGCAGCGCGAATTGGGCACTTGCATGGCGCGATGCACGGTTAAGGCACGGCAAAGGGCCGTGTGCCACACCTGACGCGCCTTATGATCGGCAATCATGATTCCGTCAGCGGTTTCGCCGCGCTCGATCTTGTCTTTTTCTTCTTCTTCGGCCTTGGCGATGATCTTAAGCAAGAGATCCTGAGATGGACCGATGCGCATTTTCCCGATGCCGCCGCCAAGAACGCCGTCAATGTCGATAGTGTGGTAGCGTTCCGCCCAATACTGGAAGTCGAGGGAGCACATCAACTGCTCGTTAACGACGAAAGCCGTTTCGTCCTTGGAGAGTGCTCGTGCGGTAGGGCCTAACCGCTGCTGCCATTCCTCAACTTTGGCGTAGGGATAGCGGACTAGCTTGGTATTGGTGCGGGATTCAACCTTCTCGACGTTCTTTTGAATTATTCTCTGGGAGTACACTACTCAGTTTCCGCTTCTTCGCCCTTGAGTCTTTCGCGGAACTCTCGTTCCCAGTCGCGCTCCTCCGAAGTGTAGAACACTTCCGGTTCCTCCCCACTGGTATCGGGCTTCGCGCCTGAGCGCACGCCATAGGCTTCCGCAAGAAAGCGGTCCAGCGCATCGGCAATGCGCGTTAGTTGCTTCTCGCAGCCGCGCAGGGCCTCAGCGGTGGGCTTCATGCGGGAGATGTTTATTGTTGCCATCTACCAGCGCGGCTCCGTCATGTGCCAAGCGACGGCACCGAGCAGCGTGGGGACGAAGATACAAGCGAAAATTTCAAGTCCGAGCATCATCAGTAATCTCCTTGCCTTTCTTGTGCGGAGCGATCCAGCGGGCGAAAAACTTTCCCTTGGACGGGGACGCCAGAAACGTTTGGTATAGCTTGGCCTTCACGCCATCGAAGTGATAAACGCGGCCATTGCGGAACGTGACCTTGAGGGTTTCGCCCTCATGCGAGAGTTCCTTGATGTGGGACGAGTGAACTTCAGGCATCAGTTTAGGTTTATAGAATCCAAAGCGATTTCGAGGATTTCTCTTCCATCAAAAGAATTGTGAACGATAACCATTCCATCTTCAACCTTCCTTGGCATACAGGGGCACTGATCGTCGCAAGTATGGTCGATTTTATCATTCAACGGAATCACGTGCAGTGGTTCCATCACGGCACCAGTATCTTCTGCACCATGTTGATCGAATCCTCGACCGATGGGCTTCCGAAGTTCTGTTGGATCTGGACCTTGGCCTGCCGTCCCTTCAGGTTAGATGCCTCAAACACGAGATTACGGGCATCCTTGTCGCCGGGAACGCGGACCTCGGCGCGGCCTTTGCACTGCGGGCACTGTCTTTCAATGGCATTATCATCCTTGCCCTCAAAGATCACCCCCTTGCCGTCGCATTTTTGGCAATACACGGTTTGCGACTTCGCATCAACGGCTACATCTTCCATAACTTGCGGCAGGTGTTTCAGCATGGCCACAACGCCACGCGCGCGCTGAAGATCAGAGCACGCCTCAACAAGATCCGTTAGGTTGACCTCGTACTTGGCGCAGTTCTTTTTGAAGCTGGCTCCCGGCTTGGGATCGAGCATCGCCGCCCGAAGGGCTTGCAATCGATCCTTGGGGCTGAACTCCAAAGCTTCCATGAGTTCATCCATGCCAGCGGCTTCTAGGAAGTTCTCTACCGGAGCTACGAGTGCTGTCGATTTCGCCATAATCTGTTTTGTCGGGCTACCAGGCTCATGATAACCCGACTTTCCCCGCTGCGCCGACTAAAACAGCGGAAACTCCCGGATGAGGTACTGTCAAAACCCCTGTGCGACTACCAGCCGCGTATCTGTGCTCCGGGACACAGGTGGGACTCGAACCCACGAACTCAAACTTCTACTTACATCCAGCTTGTTTTGCCGTCAGGACTCTTTCTCCCTTGTGTACCTTAGCGAATCCGGTTTTCTTGACCATGCCGCCGTGCTTGAAGGATGACGGGTTTGCTTTCATGGTCCTGCGTACAATCTCCTCATTGCTGGAACCATAGGGCGCTGTTCTTACATTCGCGGAAACTTTATTGGGATTCCGATGGATGTAATCATCGACGCCTGATTGAAGGGCTGCATCGGCACTGGGAGGTCCGGTAGATGCGTCTTTTTGATTGTTGGCGGAAGCCTTAGCGTAATCTCCATCTTTGGCATATCGCTTGAGTCGATCCGCACGGGCATTTTTTTGTTTCTGAATCCCCGCTTCCGTATAATCGCCACGACCTTCTACCGTTCTCTCATATTTGGAAGGAGCCATGAATCAATCCTACACCGAATCTTGAATTTTCACGCCAGAATCTTCCACGACGATTACGGTATCACCGGGAAGGTTCCCGGTTTCCTCAATCAGCTTCAAAACATCGGGGCGAACCTCGCGGGGGTTAAACTGCGCCATCGCCGCCATCTCCCGTAGTTTCGCCAGGGTCACAATCCCTCCGGCGATTCGAGCGCATAAATCCGCCTCAACTCAGCCAGCGCCGGGTCCACGGGCATCTCCAGGCACACGCCATCCATGGCGGCCTCGACCACCATCGACGTGACGGCCTCAATAAGCCGCTTATACTCGTCAATCACCCGCTGATCCACGAAAACAGGCTATCATACTAACCGCTTAGGATGCAACCGAATCCCGATTTGACAAGCGAGATTTTTTGGGGCAAAATTTGGTTGTCCAGCTTTGGCCGGCTGGATAGCAAGGAATCTGAGATAGACCGGGACGGTTTCTCTAGTCCCGGCCCGGTCATCAGACTAGAGGCAGATGAGCGAAAAAACAAATCCTCTCCACGGAATCTACGAAGCAGACCCAACCGGTATCAGCGGCTATGAATGGATTGGTATTCCACGCACTGCCCGCGCGCCGCTTACAGTCGATCAGTCGATACAAATAATAATCCTAGCCGAGCGCGAGCGCTGCGCTAAGATCGCTGAAGATTGTTCTTGTGTTGAATGCGAACACGCCCGATGTAGAACAAAAAGAGTAATCGCCGCAGCCATCAGGAGCGGGAAGTGACAATCCAGCGTAGATCATTTTTGGCCACCCTCCTCGCGCCAACCATGGTGTGGTTCCTACCGAAAATAAGATGTGGCTATGTACCGAAGCAGCCGAAAATGATACTTCTGGAGTGTGAACTGGTTTGGTATCGGGAAGTATGGCAGAAAGACAAAGCTCCATTTGTGGAATTATTCATTCCTGAGTCTTACCCGTGGGATACAGAGGTATGATGGTGAACCAGCCTTGCCCGAACTGCGCGATCAGCAAAGACCCCAAGTGCTCGGTGTGCTTTGGGTCCAAGGAAATCCCGAAACCGAAGTGGCACAACGCTACCCACGAAACCCTGTTCCGCGCCCTGATCCCAGGGTGGAAGGCGGAAGCGAAGTGAATTGCGGGCGTTGCCATAAACCAGCCACGTATCTGTATCACTGGTCCTCCAGTAACCCAAACGTAAGTTTATCTGTGTGTTTGGATTGTGACCGCATAATGCGAGATGTGGTGATTCAAGGAATAGCCTACGCTGGCGCAAACAAGCAGGCGGAACCAATCGAAGTAGAGAAGCGGGAAACCGAATGAGATTTGGCCTTCGTCGTTTTGTTAAGCCGATCAAAAGAAAGGCCGCACGGAGAATGCGGAAGAACCCTACTCCAGCAGAGGGGGCATTTTGGGATGCTTACCGGAGTCTAAAGCGTCATCATTTGCGTGTTCCGATGCGTCGGCAAGCGATCCTGCTAGGGTACATTGCTGACTTCTGGTTTTGTAGCCGACGTGTAATTCTCGAACTGGATGGTGGATACCATCAAACTCAAGAACAGAAGGCATATGACCAACGCCGTGATTCTCAACTAAAGGCGGCAATCAAAGGCTTACGGGTGATTCGGGTAGATAACTCGGAAGTCCTCAAAGATCCCGCTAAGTTTGTGAAAGAGTTCATCGCTATGCTAAAGACCTTGCCAGTATACGGCAACTGGTCAGCCAAGAAACCAAGACCTGCCGTCCAACCGCAAGGCTCACTCGTGGGCAGCGGCTCAAATAGCAGGCCCGCAACGCGCAACACCAGCCGGAGCGGAAGTCCAGCAGCACCGTCCGCAAGACCGATGTACGGTAGAAAACGTGAAGGAAGCGGAGAGGCGGTCAGAACCCTCAGCCTGAATCGACAGGCCAGCGAATATCTGGGTCAAGCCAGCGCTTAACTCTTGGCGTTCTACGGGGCCAAGCGTCGCCGCAAGGCGGGGTTAGTCGGGATACCACCGACTTCTGGGGTGGGTTTCACCACTAAAGCGCATTCCAGCGCCAAGGTGGGTAAGCGTAGCGTGTGTTCGTTACCTTGCGCCTGCGGCTGCTTTTTCCCTCCCACGAAAGGAACATACCATGACACCAGAACAAATCGCTGAACTCGAAAAAGCCTACAACGAAGCCTTCCTTGGAACCGAATCCCCAGATTACATGGAACTCAATATCCCCGAAATCGGATTCATCCAAGCTGCTAACGGTGGTACCCTCCTCATCAACGGAATCGAAGCCACCCGCGAACAAGCCCATGCCGTAGCCAAGTGGCTCAACTTCAAACGCTGAATTTTGTATTTTTTTTATTCTGACGAGTACAGCTAGCGCGTGGATTCGGGGTGGGTATGGGTGCCCTTGGACAATCCAGCGGGGTTAATCGGCGCTTGCCGGCAGGTTCTCGGCGTTTGCGTGAGGTCCACTCATGCCGTCGAGACGCTGAAACGCGCAAGTGATAGCAAGCACAAGGATGATACATACTAACTGTTATCGGAAGTAACCAATAGAATCAATGAGATAGCGCGAATAGGCTGCCAGGGTGAGCGACAATTGAGGTGATTGAGTGCAGGTTGCTAAGGTTTCAGGCCCGCGCCGCGCTCGTATCCGGCCTTGAATGCAACCTCGAAGAGCTTCGCATAACGAGCGCTTGAGAGTTCCCAGGTTTCGGACTCCGGGCACCAATGCGCGAGAGAGGCTCGCGCTGACATAAACGCTCTTTTCCATGCTGGCCAAGCACGGATCGTGGCAGAGCCTTTAGTGCCACCAATGGACGCCAGCAGCTTGAAGTCAGGTCGGGTATGCAACAGTGGTGCGGGCCGTAACGTACTATTAGAGCGCGTGCTAGGGTACACCAGCGCTGGATTAGCAGCCATTGGTTCGATGCTACAGCATGAGGGTTGCGAGGTGCAAGTCTGCAAAGTATTGATATTGCGTGGAATGCTGGAATGGCGCGATAACGTGCAAAACGAGCAAGGATTATATTTCTAGTGTAATCAGTAAGGTAGAAGTATTCCCTTGCTAAGTGCTTAGGATAGCGTTATATTGGGGTTGCCGGAAAACCAATCTGGCAGAAAAGAGATAAAATGAACTCCACTTTTTACCATGATGGCTATCGTGATTGGGCCGATGGCATTTGTTCTCTTCCTGATGTCCAGGAATACATGCTAGGGCAGAAAGCCGCTGAGGAAGAGGAAGACATCAACGAAGACAACCCGCATGGAGCACGTTGCCCGATGTGTGGGGAGGAGTTAGTTGAAGGCATTTGCATCGACTGCGACGATAACAAAAACTTCGGCGAAGCATGTAGGGCATTTTATGAATCGGAGGTGAAGTAATGAAACCCTCCAACATCGCCCCCCGCATGGAGTGAATTGCTACAATGGGCAGTGAAAACCTACTGTGTAATCATATGACGCTAGATGATTGCGCATCACTTAATCCAATTTTGCGCCGGGCTGAGGTCGAAGGCGGAGGCGTCGCTTACACCGACGATAAACCGATCCATGAGTGACAAGCCACCGTCCGATAACTTCATGCGTGCTTTGTTAGGGGAGGTCTTTATGTGTCAACCAGACGGCATCTATGCCGATTCGGGCAATGGACCAAAGAAAATCAGTGGGCGACAAAAGCGCTTGACCCTCAGCGGTCGCAATAGCGAGCCGATAGGCTATCGCGCGGTATATGTCGATGACGTGCATATAGGCGTAGTCTTTCGCAAGTTTGGCCAGACCTGGAGCGCCGAGGATATGGCCGGTCGCTTACATGGCGATCAGTACACCAGTGATTGGAACGCAGCCAGACAGTTAGCACTGGCAATCAATGAAGCCACCTACGATTGGGAAGGACAACCGGAACTATGAGCGCCTGCCAAAAATGCAATGGATTAGGCTACATCACAGGCGGCTTACAGTCTGGTTGTCAGTGTCCTGGTTGTGCTGGCAAAGGCGAAGTCACTAAACGTGACAAAACGCTGGCCGAGTGGATCTTTCACCAGTGGCGCTATCAGGCGATAGACGAAGGATCACAGCTATGGATTCGACGCCGCGAGTTAGCAGTAGAGCAAGATTTTGATAGCTGGGAAGTTGTGAAGATATTATGAGCAATACCGAATTGGACGCGCTACTAGTCCGCGTGCGTGAAATGAGCACCAATGCCGCGTATCCAGACCGTAACGCGGTCGCCTACGATTGCTACCGCATGTTCGAGGATCTCGCCAAGCACTATAAAGAACACTTTGCCATGCACATGATGTTCAAAGAGCGCTCCAATCAACGCATGGTCAAGTTACTGGAACAACATGACTTATTGCGCGAAGTGGCGGCAATCGACGATGCCGACGATCCGGGATTGTGGAAGACTGGCGATCTACTAAAGCGGATTCGAGATTACATCGAGCCGCCCGCTAACCCTCATGCTTCCGATTGCAATTCGTGGCTAGGCGAGCCGTGTAATTGTGTGACCGGGAAATACCTCGAAGATCTAGACAGGAGCCTATTTTGAATTGCGATTGCGGGAAATACCCAGAAGGCGCTCAACACACAGGCCTGGATTGCGGCGTATCATTACCGCATCCGCGCGTCTTAGCTCGTGTTTACAAAGAGATAGAAGACAAGTATCCCGCTCCGGTTATCACCGAAGATCAGAAGCAAAAGTATTTCGAGGAAGGCTACGATCAGTGCTTTGCAGAGGTCATCGACGAAGTGAACCGTTGGAATCATCCGGACACTAAGTCTTTTGTTATGTGGCTGAAAAACACTTTCAAACTGTCAGCGGCGAAACTGCCGCGCGGAGATTGAAAAACAGTTCCGGCCCCTGTCTTATCTCCAGAGGCCGAACGCTGCAAGCTGGTAACTTGCCATGGTTGCGGGGCGATACGCCGCAACCGAAAACGGGAAGGGGGAATATGAGCGCTAACGGTGAATTGGGAAAACCAATACGCGGCCTAGAATGTTGTTGTTGCGGACAATCTACGCGCGGTCGGCAGTGGTGGAATCGGGATACGGGGTATGGAATTTGCCCGCCCTGTATCAAGTACGTGAAGTCTCATGGCGAAACCGACGCAGAGATACGGGACAATTACGGAATTGAAGGCGTTCACTATGAGGTATCTCTCCATGGCTAAAATTCACTTGACCCTAAGCGGTCGCAATTCTGAGCCTTTGGGAATCCGCGCGGTATACGCCGATGAGCAACAAATAGGCGTAGTCCGTCAATCGCGCGATAGTGAGGGCCTATGGATCGCCGATGATATGCAGGGACACTGCCACGGAGTGAGCTACACCACCGATTGGTACGCAGCCAAGCAGTTAGCCTTAGGGCTTGGGATGGACCCACGATGAGTATGCTACCGCCTTTTATCAAACTGAAGAATCATCCGGGTAACAGTGATCCATCGGCCCGCTTAGTCGATTCTCAGGCTTACGCTGGAGTTTATCAAACGGCGAATGGATTCGTGGGCACTCTCCCGGCAGGAATGGCATTTGAGGGATTTTTTAGCACGCGCGAAGAGGCCAAAGCAGCGGTATCCCGCGTTATGGATGGATTCAAGCGGAGGCCCGAATGAGCAAAGCCATTCAAGACATTGCAGCCAATGAGGATTACAGGCGTTTGATGAGCCTAACTCACGCTCAGGATGACTTTGTACAGCGATACTCCGCACTCATCCCGGATGATCGCCGCCGCGAAGACTTCAGGCGCGATCTAGTTTACTTGATCCATTTGACCTATCGTCAAGCGCAAGAGCCACTTACAAAGCAATTGACGGAATACGTTATGGCTTACTCAAACTGCAAGCCAATCATCATGGAGAAACTATGAGCGGCTTCGGGCCACGCACGTACTTAGTCGGTCAATTGTTGCCCGTCATGATTGCCAACCATCCGGGAGGCGCGATAACCTCACAATCCACGGCTGAGGCCCTGGACGAAGCAATCCGCATGACTCTGTACATTGCCGATTTAACCATCGGTCGCATGGGTAAACAGATAGTCCATGACTTCGAGGAAACTAATGCTAAATCAACCGATAATCCAGCCGTCTAGCGATGCGGATTGGAAAGCGTACTACGAACGCAAGAGCCGGATCTCCGAGAAACGGGAGAAAGCCATGCGCCTAGCTATTGAACAGGCCCTAACGCTAATGTCAGAGCCGAATTGGGAAGGGATGCAAGCGGCAGTAATGGTGCTGGAAATGGCTGCACGCCACCCGATTCTACGCCGGGCTGAGGTCGAAGGCGGAGGCGTCGCTTACACCGACGATAAACCAATCCATGAGTGATAAGCTGTCGTCTGATGACTTCATGCGTGCCCTATTGGGTGAAGTCTTTATGATTCAACCGGATGGAGTGTATAGCGATTTAGGTAAAGGCCCTGAGAAAATCAGTAACGCGCTTACCCGCGCATCCGTGCAAGCTGAGGAATGCCAGTGTGTTAGCTGCGTCATGTGCTCCGGTACTGGCCGCGTGAAGATCGACCATTGGTCCGACATGGAAACCGAGCCATGCGAAGACTGCGAAAACGGAATCAGTGAAGTTTGCGGACGCTGCGAGTATCTAGCGGATCTGGATAGGGAGCTATTCTGATGAGCGAATATGATCGGCTGAAGGCACAGAAAGATGAAATACTGGCACGCGAATTGGAGATTGTATGCTCATCGTGTGGCGGTACTTGCATTTACAAGCGTGAAGGCAATCGGGTTGTGTTCATGCATAGCTGTACTCCTCCGCAGGTGCGCGAACGTATGATAAAGCTTCGCAAGATAGCGTGGCCGTGGATTCCCGCGCGACAGAACCAGATTACCTTTGACGAATGGAGCGAGCTAGTTCGATGGGTAACGGAATCTGAATTGGTGGTTTCGGAGGCGAAGCAATGAGTAAGTGTAAACTCAAGCCAATACCGCAATTGGATGCCCGCCTAGTAAACCCGATCTTGAAACGCTTCGGGTTCAAACTCCCTGAAAATGTACAGCGCAGGCGGACGGCGCCAGGTCGAGCTATCGCACGCTGGCACCTTGGCTATTACTACGGCTACGGCGAAAAGGATCTTTGGATTCCGCTCAATGAATACGGGGGCATGGCGACGAAAGCCTTTCATGAGCACACGGTTAAATTTCCGAAGCGGATCGATACAGCCTTACGTAAGCTGCTAGATCGTGAAACGGATTCCGTTAGGGCGATTCGCGGGAAGTTAGCGGAGGCCAACAAATATGCCTGAGATGACTGAACTAGACGCGCTCTTGTCCCGCGTCCGCGAAGACAAAGCCGATACCACCGGCAAGAATCGAAACGTGGTTGCCTATGACTGCTGGCGCATGTTCGAGGATCTCGCCAAGCGCTACAAAGAAGAGTTTGCCATGCGGGATATGTACAAAATCCGCGCCAATCAACGCATGATGAAGATACTAGAGCAACATGACCTATTGCGCGAAGTGGCCGCAATCGATGATGCCGACGATCCTGGATTGTGGAAGTACGCGGACCTGCTAACGCGCATTCGGGAGTACATCGAAACGGTGGCGAATCCGCACGCCTCAGACTGCAATTCATGGCTGGGCGAGCCGTGTAGCTGCGTCACGGGCAGGGAAGCTACGGACTGGCGCGACGATTGGGAAGGACAACCGGAACTATGAGCCAATGGCGACCTACCCCACGCGATTCAACCGAAGCCGTTCTACTGATGTTCCTAGCATTCTTCGCGCTCATGGCCGTGTGGTCTGTCGCAGAGTGGCTATACTCGCACATCTGGCGCTCGTGGCGCGTTCGGCGGTACTTGCGGCGTATTCGGCAGCATGAAAGCGCCGTAGATCGCTCCAAATACGCGCTACGGTCTACGGTGAGGCCGCTATGAAGAAACTTACGGGACAAATTACCATCGGGCGCACAACGGCGGCGGATAACGACGAACCAATCCGCATCGAGATCACCGACAAGGCCAGCGGTATTCGTATCGTCACGCTCACGATGCGGTTAGAGGATTTCGCTTCTTGCGTGACTGGCTTGGGATACCAGAAGTGCTCCGTTGAACTGACCGAAGATCCTACGGGAAAACTAGGCAAACACATCAAAGCAAAGACTGAACTGGTGCCGTTTAAGTGGTCTGGCAAGTATGAGGACGAGAAAGGCAAGCGTAAAGCAGCCGACAAAGCCGTTGCGCCGTTCTTGGTCGATGGCTGGTCTGAATACCGGGCCAGCGATCTATTCAACCATCACACGTGGTCACGCGGCAACGATGGGCTAGACTATCAGGCGGTAGTATTTTGGCGATACGACGAAACGCCAGAGGGAGCTCCACAAAAAGGGCAAAAGCCATGACCGACGCGCCCAAGTCCACCCATGGCGGGGCCGCAAGCGCTCGGATCAGCCGCGCTGCGCTTGCGGCAAGACAACACTGGCGCGGGCTAAGCGGAACCGGCACAAGTGCAAGCCAATTTGACCGCTATTGGTCATCTGATAGGAAACTGCGGAGATACCAGCCGATTGTAAAGCCGATCAGTATGCCGAGGGCAAGCATCAGCGGTCCTGGCTCGTTTGTTCCAGGTAGGTGACGCGCCTATCGATGGAATCAACATGTTGCTTCTCCGCGAACGTGTTGCGCGCCCATTCGCGCAAGTCACTGGCGAGTCGTGAGATTTCCAGTTTGATTTGGAGCAGGAGGAAGTAATTCGCGGCTCCGGCAATTGCAAGTATACCCGTCATAATGGCGCTGATCATAGGCCAGTTCACGGTACTACTTGGCCTCCGGTGGATTGATGGTGGTTGTGCTGGTGTGCGGAGAAAGAACGACTGTCCCGTCTGGCCCTACCGTAGTAGTATGCGCAGATCGTTCTTTTATCACGGTTGGTTCAAATTCTGGTGGTATCGCCCAGATCGGCGGCATTTTCAGGTAGGCTTTGTGCTCGTCGTAATAGTTCCATAGCTTCATCCCTACTCCGGTAAGAGCTAATTCCCGCACGAGACCCCAGTCAGTGGCGTCTGTGTAATTTCTATAGTTATGCCAAGCAGCCACGATAGCGGGAATCATTCCATAACCGCCGGCCTTTACTGCGCCAATGGAAAAGTAGAGCAACGCCTTATCCCAGGTATAATCGGTCTTGTCCCCTAATGCGCTTAGAATTTGCATTGCAAGCTACCCCTCCGGTTTGACCGTCGGCGTGATCGTAATGCTGATCTCGCTGTTAGTCAGCAGGTAACGAACTTCCGCGCCAAGGTCAGTGGCAAACTTGGCAAGAACGGCCGGCAGTAGCTTTTCTGCACGATCAGCTAGAGCGGCGGCCAGGGCCTGCTCATCGACAACGTTTTTCTCGTTGACTAGCATTCCCATGGTGAAAATGATACACCATTTTCCCGTTTTCGTGATATAGTACCGCCAATGGGCGTTTCCTCCGTTGCGCCCGCCACCGCTGCGGGCGGCTTCCACCACCCTGGACGCAAAGCCGCCCGCGCCCTAACGTGATACAATTTCCGCATGGCTAACCCACTGAAGGCTATCGGCGGTTTCTTTGCAAAGGTGTTTCGCTGGTTCACGAGCGATGCGGCGCAGCGTGTGGCCGAGAAGATCCAGGAGTATTGCAAGGCCGCGCTGCCCGTTGTGGAGTTCATCGCGTCACTAACCCCCACGCGCATTGACGATGAGATTATCGCGCTATTCAAGCGGTTCGGGCTGGAGAATGTTGAGAAGTATCTGGCGCTGCCCCAGGATGACCGCGGAACGGCACTGATGGCCGCCGCCGTATCGGAACTCCAGCGACAATTCCCTGATGCGCCGATTAGCCAGCTACGCGCCGCCATTGAGCTAGCCGTGAGCTTATCCAAGGCGAAGTAGTGCTCACCGTGGCGCTGTTAGTTGTGACGCTCGGCTCGAAGGACTACCCTCAGCTAGTCAGCAACATAAAGCTCATCAGCCGGCACACGGCCTGCTTGGTCACGACGCGGCACAGGTGCAAGAAACGCTAATGGCAACACTGTCCGAGCGCATAGCGACGATGTGCCGCGCTGCCGTGGTCACAGAGAAGGCTACGGGATGCCCCGCTGAGTTGCTGGTAGCTCAATGCGCTGTCGAGAGTGGATGGTTGCAGCACGCGCCGGGGAATAACGCGCTTGGATACAAGCACTACCCGGGAGCGTTCGGTAAGCAGTTACTCGCAACAACTGAGTGGTTTACGGATGCCCAGGCGGTCAAGTTCGCTGGCGGTGATGGCATTCTTGAGGTTCCCAGCGATGTCACGATTGACCTTCCCGATGGCCGGTGGATCCGCCCGATGAACACGCGAATCGATGACAAGCGGATGTACGCCGTCCGCGACTGGTTCGCAGTGTTCCCTAGTCTCGAAGCGTGTTTCGCGCGACGTGCGGAGCGCTGGAAGGCCGGCCAATCCCTCCCATGGGTCAAAGCGTTCCACAAGACCGGCGACTTGACCGCGATGCTACGGGCTATGGCTGCGGGCTATGCCACGGCGCCGGATTACGCCGATTCCCTACTGGCTGTGCTCGACAAACCCGAAGTGCAAGCAGGGCTAGTGCAAGCACGCGCCGAACTAGGCACGCTCAAGGCTTAGTTTCGCGTATCAGCCATTGGGCTTGTCCTCCGCTCTATGCAGTCCAAATTCGCGCTGAAGTGTTCTACAGAACATCCCCCAAGCTATTTGCTCTCGTGGCTTCAATTGATCCCATGGAGGATCTACAAACCCCGCCCCCGTAACTTGCAGCCCTTCATTTTTAAGGCTTTCCAAATAGACTTCGTATAATATCTTTGGGTTCATCCCGCTTTCTCCTGCTCCCCGTGGTAGGCGATGAGTAATGCACACCAATTACAAGAGCAACGTTCACCATGCGGATTCTCTTTCATTAGTCGATCAAGAATCACCATCGCCTCTATATACGCTTGGGCGAATGTGGGAACGTCGGTGCGGGCGGCTGCGATGAAATCTCCGTTGTCTTTCAGCGGTAGATTGGCACCGACGCCGCGCATTCGGGTGAGAGTACCTTCTTCGTCCTGTCCATCATCTGCGACCATCTCATGATTTGGCCCCCAAATGAACATCTGATAGTACTTGTCTAATATCCACGGCCCTTTCGTCGCCTTCTCCGCTCTCTGAATCGCGGCAAGAGCCTCGGCTTTAGTTGGCATCTTCATCCCTGTTCCCCGATCTCGCGGAGGGCTGCTCGCGCTTTTCTGACAGAGAAGGCCGTTACTTGTTTATTGCAATACTCGGTTTTAGCTACCCAGGACCCATCCACAAGAGAAGAGGGGCAATGTATTTCCGCGAACGGCTTCAGCGCCTCCATCAGCTTTTGCTGGCGCTGCTTCGTCTCCAATGCTTTTGCGTTCAGGGACATGATTGTTCCCTGACACTCAACCAACCGAGAAAGAGAAATTTGCAAGGCTTCTCCGGCAGCCTCGTATTTCTGCTCCAGCTGGTCGATGGTGGCGAGGGCGCGAGGAATGTATTCACCGAGCCGTGCATAGCCCTCTTCGTCAGATGCCGCTAGGTACTGATAGTACAGGGTCGCCCGCTCCTCTTTGCTCAACGGCTGCAATGGCTGGCTCATTTGGATCTCCGAATAGTTCGGCAAAAGTGTGCAGTGGAAACCCTATCCGGTCGGTGGTCGAATTTAACGTCAGCAACCCAATCTCTCGACCACCAGCTTTTCCCGTAGCGGTAAACTTTAAGAATTGTGGCTGGCTTCCAGAACTGTTCATTGTCGCCAACGTCCTTCCCTTTCCATAACAAACCGTCGAACACTAGTACGCGATCACCAACACAAATTCGGTCGCTCATCTTTCCTCCTTGGGTGGATCGGGAAGCCTGCGCGCGACATCTTTGGTATGTCGTTCAATTTCATCTAGTTCACTCATAGCCCTAGCCTCTCCACTGCCCGCATTGCACTGCCGACGTAGGTGTCACTCATCCCCATGCGCTTCGCTATCAGCTTGATAGTCAACGGTATACCCTGCGCCTCGGCCTTCCGTTTTAGCTCCAGCGCCCTTGCTCCGTCTCTCAGCCTAGTTACTGCTTTTTGTTGCAGCGTTTCCCTAGTCTTGGGCATTCCGTTTCCTCCACCACTTGCGCGTGGCATGCGCTCTGTACAATCGCCGCTCCTCCAGGGTCAGATACTTCCACCCGATGCGCTTCGGCTCCATCTCGCGCAGTTCTGGCTCACGGTGGCCGCAATCCAGAGACAGGCTAGAGCAGATGAAACACTTGCGGCGATACCCCTTCGATGGACGGCGCGTGACCTCCGTAGCAACAGCCCCCGCTATCGGCTTACTCGGGCCTCCACGCCGTCTATCCATGGGTCCGCACCAGCCAAAAGACCGCCCGCTCCACGCTTTTCATTCGACTAATCCCTTCCATGCTCTCCAGCGCTCTAGTAGATATGCCTTAGCTGACGCTGTTTCGATTTTCTGAAGGCATCCGGTTGTTAAGTTACGGTAGACATCAGCATTCTCGATCTCTTCCCAAAGCATCCCTAATGCCGGCTGTCCATCGCACGCTAAACCGTTGCGGATATACATGCAATCCAAACACGTATGGGATGCCATGAAAGAACCTTCCCATAATCCTGATGTTCTTTCGCACTTATTCCCCTTTGCGATTACGCGGCGACATTCCTCGCATCTATGCTCTTTGCGGCACTTCACGATCTTCTGTTCAAAAAGTTCGATGTATCCGTCGTCTCCATCGTAGCCGTACACGCATACATTACACTCGCTCATGCCCCCACCTTTCTGCACCCGCATTCCCGCGCCGCGCTCACTCTGATTGCTCCTTGAGAAAGTCCATCCCACGCAAAAACGTCGAAATATGCTCCATAGCTCCTTGATTCGAGGACTCTGAGTAAAAACGGGCCTGCGTCTCCCGAACTTCCTTTTCTACTTCCGGTAGCAAGTCGTGTTCACGTTGATGGCAGTCTCCGCATACGCCGACCAACGCGCCCAGGTTGTCATGCTCCATGCCGTGAATCTGATAGTTCCGATGATGAACAAATCGTGTGTCTTTGAGACGGCATCTCTGGCACTTTGGCTGCAACGCCATCACGTGAGCCTTGATAATTCTCCAATACACAGTTTTGAGGAACTGCGGATACTTCATTACTTTCAGCACTCCCACTAGCTGCGCTTGATCCTGGGCGCTTGATTCTTGTATCACAAAACGCATGTAGGCTAGGGAGTTACGGTCATAGGTTGTATTATTGGCGTCCGTCGCCAGTAGGTTCAACATCGGCGGTAATTCAGTAGCCATGATTTTGCTTCCTCCATTCCTTGAATTGCGATTCTTCTGGATCGGATGACATGACCTCCACCGCTTGCGGCTTTGCCTTCTTTGGCAACTTCACTGGCGTCCCTTCTGGCATAAATTTGAACCCTTGGTCATGAATCCACGCCGCAAGACTCGGAGCAAACTGCCCATTTTTATCCTTCCACGCCTCCGTAGAACACCAAGCCCTGTGTGAACGGTCGAAATCTACCCTCACAATCACGCCGGATGAAATTCCTGACGCAATGGCCTGTTCTGCCAAAATTCGATCTTTCTTCTTGGGATGTCGGGCGTACACTTCCTCGAACCAACTATCCAATGCGAGTGCTTGCGGCAGTATCGGCGGTGGCAATTCTTCTCTGCTCTGTATCTGCTCTGGTCTGTTCTGCTCTTGCAGCGTCACGGTTACGTCACGTGGTTGTTTTGCGTGACGTTCCCTGAATTTCCTTTGACGCTCTCGTGACGTATCGCTCTCGAACTGTAAATCATCCCAATCGTGTGGCGTGAGGTCTTGGTCAAATAGTCCAGCCGTCACCAGTAGGGAGAGATTCTTTGCCACCGTCAGTTCTGGTAGTTTGAGCGTCCAAGCTAAATCTTCACCGGATGGCATTGAACCTTTTTTCCCATACAGGCAAAGGCAATTAATCCAGAACTTGAACAGAGCGGGCGGCAACCGCTGTGCTTTCGCGTTAACCGGGAGGTCAGTATACAGCCGAATCCATGGTCTAGACAAGTCTCAACACTCCTTCGACATCGAGGTTGGGGCGCGGGTCGAAGGTTCCGGCCCCGCAGCCTCGACAGAGTTATTCGCGGTGGATCAGACCGCATCCCCATTATGCTTCCGCTTCCTGGGGTTGTCAACGCTCAAGCGGGCGCTGATGAACCGCTGTCGGATGTGCGATGGTAGCGCCAACTGCGGCACATAGCCCGCGCCGGCGTCCCGGCGTTCCTTGAAGCGCCGCTTGCACTCGTCTTCGGTAATCTTGCCGTCTGCCAGGTCCGCCAGCTCTGGCGTCGTCCAGTGGCGCTTGTCGCGCGATGGGAAGCGGTGAATGGTGAGGTCTAAATCGTGTAATCCGTAGTTCATTTACGTTTGTCCTTTACTCTGCGGGATAGTCCGCTGGCATAGTACCAGTCCATGAAGCCCTCAATGCTCGCCGTGAAGTCGATACCCGCTATCAGGGTTAAGGCTCCCTTGGCCCGTTCTGTCGCGTGCCAAGCGTGCTGCTGTGCCATCACCTTGCCGGTGCGACGCTTCCACTCGATGAACATGACTTCGGCGGCAGAAAGATGCAGAGCATTGACCCGCGTGTCATGCGCCAGAGGCTTACGCGGTGGCCCCATATAGCGGATATATAGATCATCCGCCATGCCTTTTTCTTGTACCCCCATGCCGCGAAGGTGTGGCAGGTCTGTGCGGATCCGCCGCCAGTTATCGAGGGCCAAGAAGTCGCTGCACGTTTCCTGGATAACGCGCTCTTTCGGTTGCGGCTTGGAATCTCTAGGCATCGCGGCCTTCGGCTTTGGCGATCGCCCGGTTAATGCGATCATCCATGTTCTTAACGCCGCAATCACACAAATCCGCGTTGTCATTAGATCGGCATTCGTAAGAGTGATTCTCTCCTCCGTACCATACTGCCGCCTCCCTCAGTGCCGCCAGCAGTTCCGTACTAACCGCACGTTCGGCGTCGAGTTCACACAGCAACAGATCCCGATACTCAGGATTGCAGTCGATATCTTCCCTGATCTCTTGTTCTAACTCTGCCGTCATCGTGCGTGGTTTCATGCGCTCCTCTTTGGCGGTATCGTTCCGTTCGCAATGCGCTTGATTACGGGCATCTGCGCCGTGGTCTGGCCGCTCCGCTTCGACATCTTGCTCTTGCGGTCGGACTTGTTAGCGGCCTTGATGCGGTCGAGGATGACCAGATTTTTGAGTGACTCAGGCATTGGCCCTCCGGGAGTATTTACTAATTACTGAATAGTTGTCCCTGGCTCCCTTACGGTCCTTTCTGAAGTCCATCCCTAACCCGTAATAGAGGGCTTGGTCAGTGGCTAACGTAAGCCCGTTCATTGCATAAGCTATATCTTTCCCGCGCTCTACCGTAGCTGGCTGCTTCATAAGTTCATCCATAGATACCTCAAACTGCCTTACGCAGATAATCAGAGTTCCTAGCGCCTTGCGAACCTTGCGCTCCTCTTTTGTTAGCTTGCGTGGCTCACTCATGCTCTGTCCCTCGTTTCATCGCCCTGCACCGTCGATGGCGCTGGTTGTGCGGTTAAGTAAATCTCCATCGCACAGCCGAATTCTTCGAGAACTTTGGCAATGTCCATCAGCCATACATCCACGATTCCGCCGGATTCCCGCAGGTCATTCACGACGGCGTAGAAACGCTTACACAGGCCGGGATTAAGCCGCTCGCTGTGAAATTCCATGACGCCTAATCGGACGCGGCGGCGACTATCCATGGCGTTCCCTCGTTTCAAAGAAGCCCGCCAGATCCGGGTTGCGCTCCATGATGTAGCGGGCGTAGTAGGGCGGGTAGTGGTCGTTCAATTTGTAGTCATCGTTGCCGCGCTCAAACTTAAAAAACCATCGCATACGCTCCCAAATCATCCTGATCCCGAAATGATTAAAGCCACGTCCCTTGACCTCTGAAGTCAGCTCAACCAGCTTCTGGTACACCTCGGGATGCTCTGTGTGGAACCGCTCCCACGCCTTGTAGTGGCGCTCGTTGTGGACCTCGGAGAGCAGCTCGGACGGGAAGCGTAGGGTGGATTGGGTCATAGCCGAATTACCGGGCAATCTGGACCAAGGAATGTTTCCTGATCCTTGCTGTGCTCCCCCTTGCGTCTTCGCGCTACGGGAGCAACGGGTGGAGCTGCCTTTAGTGCGCACGGCTCACAAACTAGGCGGTCGATACGCAGCATTACTTTTTTGCCTTTCGTAAAAACAACATCCCCAGCCTTCGGGAGTGGCTGTTTACATTTAGGGCAACGCAATGTTGGCTGCGCTGGTACATCACATAATCTCTCGGATTCCATATACTCCTCCCGTGTAACGCTCTACTTCCGCCCCATCCCGCCCTTGCGCTTGCTGTTACGCTCCGTCCGCGTGGCAAGGAACGTCAGCAAATCCCCAAGCACGATCTGTACCGACAGATCCCCGCGATACCGTACGGCGTAGCGCCTCGCCCAATCCTTGACGATCTCGCGCTCATCCGCAGCGCCCCGGTTCAACGTCTTCGGCCTTGCTGTCTTGCTGCTCATTCGTGTTGCCATAGTTCTCCTTTTATGTACGACCCCGACCACGACCGCGACCCCGACCCAGCCCCCACCCCCACCCCGCGCCCGACCTCGCCCACCCACCCCACCCCAACGCCCCACGCGCACCGTACCACGCATCGCCACCCCACCGCTACGCCCGGTCGACTCCCCTGTCAGTCCACCCCCC